AGCACGTCGAATCTGGACCCCGCTGAAGGTCTCGCATTGACCGGATTACTGACGGCCATCGTCAATCAGTTGGCCATGGGCAAGGCTGTGGCCGGGACCACTTTGCTGGGAGCACAACTGACGGCGTTTCTCAACAACATCGCCACTGGCATCACTGCCGGCGCCCAAGCGGAGATCGCGAAGTACGGCTCGGCCGCCGCCGCGAGTGCGGGTGCTGCGGCGGTGGCTGGCTCGCCGCTGGCCGCTAACGTCGCAGTGCCCAAGACTGTGTGAAGATCCAGCTGGCAGCGGGATACGGGTTTATCTCGCGCGGTATCCAATGGTGGGGACATGGCTTCAACGGGTGGTCTCACGCAGATGCCGTCATGGTCACTGGCGAGCTTGCCGGCGCGCGCTCCGACCGCATCAAGTACAAAGGTGCCTATCTGCCAGCGGGCTGCCAGGTGCGGCCGGCAGATTACGGTGCGGTACGGGCGAAGGGACAGCCAAAGCCGCCCGGGGAGATTTGGCGGCGCCGCACGCTCTTTGAAAAGAAGTGCGGTCCAGAGCTAGATGCCGCGTGGGATAAGTTCTTCCGCGATCGCACAGGCATTGCCTACGATGAGCGCGGGATCATCAACCTGATGCGAGACCACGCGCCGGAGGATAATGGCGACTGGTACTGCAGCGCTTGGATCCTCGATGGCCTCGAGACGCTGCTACAGGTCGCCAGCATCTGCTTGCCGATCAGGCAATGCCCACCTGACGTGCTTGGCGCCATAATCTCGGCCACCGGCTGGCTCATCACCGAGGATGAACAGGCGTGACCACACGGTAATCTTCGCTTCTGTTGGAGAGGTTTATGAAACTCATCAAGCTTATTGTCGCTTCCGCACTGTTCGTCGGCGCCATGAACGCCTACGCGCAGTTGTCCATCAACGGTAAAGGCTATACCTGCACTGCGACTAATTGCGCGACCATCTCGTCGTCCAGTTCCAGCAGCTCGTCGTCGTCCAGCTCGTCGTCGTCGAGCAGCAGCTCGAGCAGTTCCAGCTCGTCGAGCTCGTCCTCAAGTTCCTCTGGCGGCTCCAGCGGCGCTGCAACGATTCCGCCGGCCACGAGCCTGACCGACAGCAACGGCGCCGTCTGGACTGTCGCGGGCGGCGTGGTGGCAAGAAATGGCGCTCCCGACACGACCACGAAGCAGGTCACGACGCTGCTGTACTACGGCGGCGTGATCTACCAGTTTTCCACCGTGCCGACCTGGGGCGGCTGGTACGGCTGGATCGGCTCGAAGTGGGTGTTGCAGGCCGGTGATCCGCGCGGTGGTTCCTCGTCCAGTTCGTCATCGTCATCCAGCGGCGGCTCGTCCAGTTCGTCGTCAAGCTCCTCATCGTCCTCCTCAAGCTCATCCAGCAGCTCATCCTCCAGTGGCGGCTCGTCGTCCTCAAGCAGCTCGGGCGGATCGTCCAGCGGCGCAGCAAGCCCGCTTCTCCCGTACATCACCGGCCTCGTCGGTCAGCCCAAGCACATCCTGATCGGCCAGCATGTAGATTACTGGGCCGGCAACCCGATGGGCTCCGTTACGCCGATCCCCACGATGTCAGGCGTCAACGGCAAGCAGGTCGCCATCCTAGGCACGTCGAACGACTGGGATAACTTTTCTGTCAATTTCGTATCCATGACCAATGCGTGGCTCGCGAAGGGCGGCATCGTCATGGTGACGCAGGAAGCCCCTACCCCAAGCGGGGCTTTTTCAGATATCTATACGCCGGGAACCGCCGGTTACAGCCAGTGGACTTCATACCTAAACGCGCAGATCGCGAAGTTCAAGCAGATCAATGGCACGGTGATCTGGAGACCTTGGACCGAGCCCAATGGCAACCATTTTGGGCACACGGCGACGCCGGCACAGTTCGCTCAAGCCTTCAGGTTTACCCACGACTACTGCGTCTCTCATGGCTTGAACAACGTGCTGTGGGAGTTCAATCTCAACAACTCATACGGCGGCTCTAATTCTGATTACTATCCCGGTGGTCAATACGTCGATATCGTAAGCGTTGACGCCTATCCGCCAACTCTTCAATCCATTGGCGCTCAATACAGCTTTTTCTTAACTACCGGTAAGCCGATCATCATTGCCGAAACCGGGAAAACCTGGAACAACGCCGCTCTGAGCCCAGGTACTTACGACAACAGCATCATTCTCAACTACGTGAAGGCAAACTTCCCGAAGGTCATCGCTATCGTGTTCTGGTGCCAGAACATGGGGCTGAACGTCCAGAACGGCACCAGCACGGTCATGAACGATCCGGCGGCGGGGACGCTAGCGGATCTGCCGGTGCTGCGTTAGAAGCGTCTCTCTTCAAGCGCTGGGTAATCAAGTATTCCTCGTGCTCGTCTATCTGACGGTGCGCCAGCTCCCACGCATCAGCCATTTTTGCCGCAGCCTCAGCGCCGACACCAGCAGCGCACCATTTATCTACCAGATCGCCCCATCCCATAATCATTCACTGTCTCCTTGCGGTGCTGATGCGTTAGTTGTAAGTAAAATCTATTTTTTGAAACGCGCGGGATGCGCGCTATCTCGATGCCATCTGGGACGTGAGAACGGCGGCTATAGCGCTTCCCCGTAGTCGCATCGGCATAGTCAAAACGCGACGTCTTACGTTCTTGATCGGTACGGCCGTCAGATGTCCAATTAGCCGCCTTGTAGATCGTACCGACGTGCCCAGCTGACGGATCAGCGTAAGATACCAAGCATTGCATCTCTGGTCGAACGCGTCGGATATACCGCACGGAAGCACCTATCAGAAAGGTCTCGGCATTCTGAGGAATATCGTCAGCAATCCAAAGGCGAGCTAGTTCCCACGTAACGCCGCCATACCGCTTTGCGGTTTCTCGCGGCGGCAGCGCAAATACGATACCGCCGCACAGGACGCCGTCGTGTTTCAATCCAAGGATCAGCACGACGACTCCTGGCCACTTTCCGATGTAATGCAGTTTGATGAATGAATCAATATCGCCTCTTGATACTGGCTCGACGGTACACGCAGCACGCCAGGTTCGATCAAACAATGGTCCCGCTGGCTTAGGCATACGCTATTAGGGGTACAGTCGCTTCACCGCCAGCACCACCATCAGCAGCAGCCCAACGCTTCCCACCACGACAACCGCCTCGATCACCGCAGCAACGATGTAGCCCCCGGGCGTCATCAGTCTCTCCCGAAAAACAGCCGCCAGAGCATCACCAATCCCCACAGCGCGGCGATGGCGAGGACGACAATGGCGTCGTGGTAGTCGTGGCTAGCGGAGAGTTCGGAAGGGCTCATGGCAAGTTCTTCAATATGTGCAGCCACAGCGCGAGGCCGCAGAAGAACATCAGCAGCCCGATGATCGTGAGCACGTCTTGAGCGGTGCGGTTCATCGGTGATCGCCTGCCCAGATCACACCAGAAGTGGCCATCGGCAAATAGCCTGGTCCGGCCTCATCAATCGTCGCCGGCACGCAAAACTCACACGGCGTCGTGGCGTACCAGTAGCCGATCGCCAAGTAGGCGACGGCCAGAATGATCCAAAGCAGCTTCATGAGTACCTCCAGGTAATAAGGACCAGCGCAACGGACACCGCGATGTCAGTCATGGTCTATTTGCCCCCGGCAGGTAGGTATCATCCGTGCTTTCGCATCCCGCATTTTCCCACGCTCTGTGAGCCTTATTCCAGATAAGGCATTCGCCAGCTACGATAGGGACCACGACGATGAAACTGCTGCGTCTTTTGTACAGTTCGTAGGTAATCGTCACCAGCGTTGCTGCAACCGAGCCCGCGACGATCGCCAGCCTGACCCAGAGCGGGGCGGATTGGTTGGTGTTCATAGATTCAGCCCGCATCACCGTCGCCCCATAGCGGCCCTGGTCTACATGGGCTTCCAAGCTCTATGATCTTCGTGGGCGGCTGCGTTCCATAGTCAGTAACTACCAAGTCGTTACACCATTCCTCGTCGGTTTTGATTGGCACGCAGTGCGCGTACTCGTTATTATCACTGCTATCCATCACATCGACACCGACTGCCAAGCACTCGGCTTGCGAGGTAAAGCGCTCAGGCAGGTCGCCCTCGGGATAAGTGGAGCTGGACTGAGAGCCGTCAGAGGCCATCAGAATCAACGTCAGTATCCAACTCATGTCATGTTCCTCGCGGTTGATGCATTTTCTCGGGTGTTCCGGGGCGTTTTGGTGGATGTTCACGACTTCTCGCGCACGGTTATTGCGTCTCAGTTTTTGGACAGATGCCGTAGCCGTACTTGGCATGCGCGTACTCGCTTACTCCCTGGCACGAAGCCAGCGATGCAATGATGATGGCAATGGAGAGCCATTCCCAATCGATACCCTTCACGGCTTCGCCTCCGGTTTGTCATCGAGATTCTGCCGCTTATCGTCTATAGCCTTCTTCTTCGGGCCGAATGTCGCTCTGCATTCCCCGTATTGGTGTAAGGGGTCTAATCTATTAAGCAGCGCCGATTCACAATCTTCAAAACTTGAATACCAATCCATATTAATCATGTAGTCGCACGGATCTGCCTCTAGACAGAAAATCAACATAACCCAAACGAGGATCATGATGGTTCTCCTGGTTCGGCATCAAGATTATGCTTCTTACCGTCTTGGTACTTCGCCCGTTGGTCGTAGTAGTCGCGGTCCATGACTGGCTCACGCGCTTTTGAGACATGCAAACTGGCGCGAGCCATCCAACCTTCATGTAAGGCGTCGCGTAGGCCCATCAACCACGCCGGATGATTTTCCAACTTCTCGCCAGCAGTAACCGTCCGCTCAAACGTGTTTTTGCGACGGAGCTGGAACCACACCTCAAATATTGCTTCCTCGTCGTGCGTGCTGTAGACACCGCGCCCCCGCTCGATCAGTGTTCGGTTCTTTGTCACCACTGAACTAGTCCTCCGTTCGCAGATGAGTTAATCCTGAAGCTCGCGTTGCTCGGCAGCCAGTTCGCCGGCAACCCTAACGACGTGCTCAAGCTGTTCAAGGTCTAGGCTTACGGTGACATCCATGCCGCGGCAGTAGAACACCAGATAGAGCACATCGCTCTCTGAATCTGGATAGGCGCTTGCGCACTGGAAAGCTCCAGAATCGCGCGCGGTCGGCACCAGTTGTACCGGCGGCAGGGATCGTTTCTTTTTCACGGCTTCGGCTCCTGTGGTAATGCGCCGGTCGATCAGCGTTCGTTCTTTTGTCACCACTGAACTACTCCTCCGTTCGCAGATAAGTTAGGTGGATAGCCTGCCATTCGCCTTAATCGCATCTTTATAGCCCAGAACTTGGCCTTCCAGACTGGCGACCTTGATGCGCAGTTCTTGATTCTCGATGATTGCAGCATCGCGTTCAGCCTTGAGGCGCGCGACTAAGGCTTCGTCATGCGCAATAGACGCCTCGGATAACTGCCGCAATTGTGCTATCACGTCACTCATCATTCTCTCCTTGTGGTAATGCGCCGCCCGCGCCTAGCCTGCGTTGCCGATGTGCCTTGGTTTCAGTCTCGCAAAAGTTTGCGATCTGGCGCAGGCAATCGTGTTCATAGACCGTTGCCCGCTGCGGGAAGAATGCATACTTCCTCCACGGGCTATACCAGCCGATCACGCCGACCCTGAAGCCAGTAACTTCGACTGACCACACCATCGTCTTGCCGGACTTCGACGGCACAAACTCGCGGATGCTGCACCATTCAGGCATTGTCGTTACCCCTAGTTTAGACATGCGCCGCCCACGCCTAGCCGTGAGAGTTCACGTTGGCTCATAGGTTGCCTCGAAGATGTCAGGAGAGCACGGGTACAGTTCTCCGCCGACCCCGCGAATCAGCCAATGGCCAATCGGCACATTCAGCCATTGACGCTCTTTGATATTCCACACGACAACATTTTCAGTATCGTCTGGACCTTCCACATCCTTGGCATCTGCACGGCCCCAATTGTGACCACAGAAATCCTCAAGGCAGCGGTACTCGCCGCCGTTCCATCGGATCGCTTCGATGACGACTGGTTTCTTGCGGTAGTTAGGCACTGTTCAATACCTCAGATTTTTGTACTCACGATTGGCCTAATCCTTCGGGATGCACACTGCTGATAACTCCCCCGTTATCGAGTGCCCGCTGTTGAGAACGCCTTGGCGCAGAGCCGCTGCGGCTTCCAGGCATACCGACTGCGCCACGTAGTCGATGCGGGCATCGATTGCGCGACCATCGCCCCACAGAATAATCACTAACACCCAGCCAGTTATCAACATGACGTTTCTCCTACGGTTTGAGATAAGTTTTCGACTCGATCCTTGTCCATCAACACAAGACCGCACCACGGGCAAAAGCGAAACGGCTTGCCGGTGTACAGATCGCGACCGGCGCGGATGCTTTGAAGCACGATGGGACCGTTGACCTTCGCGATCTCCGGTTCCCAATCCGCGCAGGTGCAGTACAGATCAGCCATTGTCGCTACCTAATGCGGTCTGTTCAAAGCAGCGAATCGCCTCCGCGTGGATCTTCGGGCTCGCCGTCCTCGACCTCCTCCCCGCTCTCCGGCGCAGGCTCGGCAATCGGCAGCTCGGCCTGGTCCGGGTCCGCGCGAATCTCATCGATGGAGCCTGCGTAGTCCAGCGGCCTGGCGATCACCAGCAGCACGCTCGAGCCCACGTCCTCTACCAGCACATCGAGCCATTGAGCGACCGGGGCGAGCTTCAGGCTGGCTTTGATACCATCCTTGATCGCAAGACTCTCCAATGAGCCAGCGAACGAGGTGAAGCCGGCCGATGCGATCTCGCGCACGGCCTTTGCGCTGGCCTGAAGCACGCCCATGCGTAGCCGGTCGATGACCGCCTGCTGGGCGGCCTCTGATGTGGAATGCCAGGGCTCTTGAAGCGTCCTGATCTCATCGACCAGCACGCGCAGCAGATCGCCGGCAAGGTTGGCGGCGGCATGTTCGGTCACATTGTTGCTCATAGGTCACTGTCTCCAAGTAAATTGCCGGTGGAGGGTTCAGGGGTTGCCGCGGGGGGCGCTGCAGGGGCGGCAGGCGCGCCCTTACGGGGCCTGCCAGCTGGGGGCGGTGTCGTGGCCTTGGGCTGAGCGGCGGCGGGCGCTGCGCCCTTGAGGTGGCCGTCCTCGATGACGAATCCGACCTTGCCCGAGCTGTCGACGCGCTCGACCCAGATTTGATAATCGTTCTCCTCGGCCATCGCGGCCAGGATCTTCATGCCATCCTCATCCAGGCGTTCCCCGTTCTGGATCAGCATGGCGCGAAGCTTAGGCTTCATGGCCATGCCGATCGCCACCGACGTGCGCAGGCGCTTGGAAGCTGCGCCCTGCTTGAATGGCACGCCGTCAAGCAGTACCACGCCATCCCCGAACGACAGGCCCGGGACGGGCAGTTTTGCTGCTGCAATGCCGCGCTGCTTGCCGCCCTCGCGTGCATCCATAATCGCGGTCAGGTTTCCAGATTCTGTCTCAAGCTGCTTGGCCTGATCCAGGTGCTTGTTGCGCTCGGCTCCGCGTTGGATCTCCCGCTCGATATCGCGCGCCAGCGCAATGGCATCGGCGAGCTGCGCGGTGTCGATCTTGGCCGGCAGCGCCGGCGCCGCGCCGACCCGCTTGCGCTCGAATTCGCTCTTGGCCAGCATTTCATCGCCTTCGGTCTCGAGCTGCGTTGCGCGTCCTAGCAGCTCTTGGGCTTCCTCCTTGAGTTCATTGCCGCGATCACGCAGCCGGTCGGCCTCGCGCATCACCTCGGCTCGCTTGGCAATCCTCCGGTCGATCTCCGCGTTGTGATCTGAAGCGCCTGAGAGTTGCAGCGTGAGCTTGCTGACGTCCGGGGCTTCCTCGGGCAGATCCTCGGCCACCTCGATCAATGCCGCCGCAGCACGGGCCTGCTTGGCAGCGCCGTTCAACTGCGTGCGGCGAGCATAGTCGGCCTCGTTTGCCGCCTTGATGGCTTTGAAGTCGATATCGGGCGCGAATAGGTGGCCGAGTAGATCGAACTGCGCGGCCGGGTCCATGCCATTGAATTCGAGCGGATCAAAGGCGAGCGCGCCGAGCAGCTCATCGATCACCTTCTGCGGGCTGGGCAGTACGCCGCCGCCCTGACGCTCGACGCGGATCTCGGTGGTGTAGTCCCCGGCATCGCCCTTCCTCTCGAAGGTGCGCGTGACGATCAGCTCGCCCAGGTCGAGCTTGATGTGCGCCTTGTCGGCGCCCTGGTGGATGGGTTCGGGCACCTCCTTGTGCGCCTCACGGTATTCGAGGGCGAGCCAGATGCAGTCGAGCACGGAGGACTTGCCCTGATCGTTCTTGCCCGTGATCTGCACCACGTTGCCCTCGGGCGTGATGGAGATCGCCGTCAGCCGTTTCACGTTCTCAGAAATCAAACTTATGATACGCATCTTTATCTCCTCTAAGGATTGGAACGCCTCGTCGCCCAGGTGCGCTGCGATCTCTCCGATCTAGCCTGCGCGTAAGCTGCCGAGGTATTGAATGTTTGCAGTCCAGAAATTCGTCTACGACGTATCTCCGGGTCAGCCCATGTGGCGATCGTCGCGCGGCGCTTTTTCTCCCGCGCGGCGGGGCTCGAACTCGCCGCCTTCAAGATGTCAGAATGGCGGCGTCTAGCATCAGGCGACGCATAGCGTAGGCGCATTTCTTCGCGCTTCCTGGCTATGACATCTGGTCGTGCGTTGTAGGCTCTAAGAGCGACGCTTTGGCGGCGACGACGTTCCGGATCGGACCACACACGCTTCCACTCGCCGGAGTCTAGGCCGTCGCCCCCATTGGCGTGGTTCGTCATCGGGTGGCCGTCTCGCCGAAAATGCTCGATCCAAAATCTCTCGCGCTCCCGCCAATCCGCAGCCGTGACTTCCTCTATCAGCCTGATTTTTGGCTCTATCCCCGCGTGCAGCAGGCCGCGTATCCAGTGGAAGCGATGCGATTTGAAACCGTTGTGAGCCTCCCATAGGTGCTTCGTCAAGCGAGCCGCCAGTGTCCAGTCCGTCTTACCGACGTAGCGCACGAGAACTGGCTCCCGCGGATCGAACAGTGCGTAAATGCGTGTCATAGTCAGGGTGCGGGAGCGAATTGCAAAGTTGGCTTGCCTGCGGCCTTGATCTCGCCGCCAGCGAGCATGTGCGTGATGAGCTTGGCTTCGAGCCATGCATCGCGGCAGCAGTAGTCGACTACCTTGCCGCGCTCGCCCTGCTGCCACCACACGGGCGCCAAGGCGCCGGCGCCGCTCTTGGACAGCCCGAAAGTCTCCTGCATCACGGCGTCCAGGCCCCACCCGCCATGCGTCTGCGGCACGAACTTGTCAGGGTCGAGGCCCAGCTTGAGCCAAATCTGCTCGAGCGCATCGTAGTGCCGTTCCCGCCCAAAAGCCGGCAGCGTGACCCCGTTGACCTCAAGCAGCTTCAGGTCAAAGCGGCGCGTGTTGAAGCCGCCGCTTCGATGCGTGGCGAGATAGGTCTGCAGCTCGTCCAACTGCTTTTTGAGAAACACGCGCGTCAGGTGCGTCTCGGTGTCGAACGTGCAGCAGCAGGCGAGACCCATTTCCTCGAACGCCCGCCAACCGGAACAGTATTCGATGCCGGGAATTGGGATCTCGCCGCGGCCGAGGATGGCCTTCTCGATTTCAACGTCAAACACGATCATAGGTTTGCATCCAGTGCTTCGCCGTGCTCGTTGTACGCGGCCTCCACTTCCACCGGCAGCTCACGCTGGCTGTCACTGTAGTCAGCGGTGATCGCCTTCCACAGCGCCTGTAGCGCCGCGTCATTGGCGGTTGCCTTGATGGCATCGATGGCACTGGCCTTGCTGTAGTACGGCTCCTTGGCGCTGCCCTGTGACTTGGGAGACGTCGTAGCGTTGGCAGCAGGGGTCATCGTCTCATTCCCAGGCGGCGTGCCAGCGGTCTGTCCGCGCAGCTTGTCCTTGACCGTCTCGGCCTGCGTTTTCGGTGTACCCGCATCGCCATTGGTCGGCGCTGCCGGCATTTCGAACCAATCTGCGGCCACCGACATTTGATCCTTCAAACTGGTATAGATCTTGCGCAGCCGCGCCAACAGCGCCGGAGTAATGGAGTCAAGGCGCCGTTGGATATTCTTCTCGATAATCTCTTTGGTGACACTGTAGGCAGCAAAGCCTTCGAGCATCGCTTTGATCTTATCGGGGGTGATCTCACCCTGCCCAGCCTGCATTGTTAGCTCACATTGCTTGACCGCAGCTTCCGAAACATCGATAGGAATAACTGCCAGGATGCAGGCGCGTTTACGTCGAGCAGCCATATTGGCAAGATGCTCGTACAGATCGCGTTCTTCAGTGATCGCATGGCCGCCGCCGCGTGTATCGCGCCAATGACGGACCATGAACCGCTTTTCGTCACGGAATCCAGTCTCGAGATCCACCGCATATGCGAGCACTTCGGATTGACCGCCGTACCGTGACAGTTCAGCGACACCGCACGTCATATTCCCCCACTGGCGCGCAAGTTCTTCGGCCAGCCTGATGGAAGGGCCGGTAACATTTTGACCGCCGCGGGCATACTCGTAGACGGCTTCCTCGGCAAGCGTTGCGCGTGTGCAAGAATTGAGAATGCGGTCCATCGCTGCTCGTGGATCGCGGGGAAAGCGTCGCGCAATCATCATCGCGGCTGTGACCTCGCTGGAATCGCGTTGTGCCAGCGCGCCAGCGGAAGCCCCGGTCGGCGCTGCCACGATTGGGGCAAGCGCGAATGGATTGGCAGTCTGTTCTAAAGGTGTGTTCATCGGGTGATCTCCTCCGGCACCGGATAAGTGATGCCATTCAAAATGTTGTAGATTGCGCGGCGCGAAACGCCTACGGTAGCTGCGATCTTCGCTTTCTTAATACCCTGCGCCGCTAGCGCCCGAACTTGTGCGGCGCCCTCATCGGAGAGTTTGCGCAGCACAAGTGCCCGTCGAAATCCAGCCAAGCGGCGCCTTTCGGTTTGTCGAATTAAGCCGGTGCGCCATGCATGCTCACGGTTCTGTCCGCTCGTCACCCACTCCAAGTTGTCAAGGCGCGACTCGCTCTTGATACCGTTCATGTGATTGCCCTCAAGTGGTTTACAGCCGGGCAACAAGCAATAGGGATTAAAAGTCCTGAGGATCAAACCGTGGATATTGTAGATACGCCGCCGCTTCTCCTTCTGCAGCCATGCTACCGGATAGGATCCATAGGTTCGACGCTTGAGCCATCGTCCTGTGGTATCGCCGCGTCGGTGTCCACTGCCGCTCGGTTTGTGATGGGACCAGACGCGACCGTCCGTGCTGATCGCGTACAGCCCTTCGTACCCAGGAATGTCGCGCCGATCATCCACGATTATTCCTGTTGGCCGGCACGCTCGATGATGGCGCCCTCTTTGAGCGCCATCACGAGATCGGTCTGTGAAGCCACACGCACGTCGTACTGTCTCCTGGCGACGTGTCGTAGCGCCACGTTGGGGTGATTGGCGCTCACGAGCTTAGGCGGCTCGTCGGCCTCGATTTCTGCCGTATCCATGCGCTGCACGCGATAGATGCGGGTGTTGTCCTCTGCCATTGGGAATCCTCCTGTCGATAATGTGAGATCAGCTGTTCAGGTAGCGCGCATCAAGAAATTCGGTCGCACGCACCTCGTAAGCCTTCCGCTTGACAATCGCGCGGCGCAGGCTCTTGCCGTCGGGGAATTCCAGAAACGTCGCCTCGCCCATCAGCGCGAGCAATCCCGCCTTGGCCGCGTTCTTGTTGGCCTCTGCCGTTTTCTCCAGCAGCGACTGCGCATCGAAGCTGGCACGTAGCTCGACGGCCCTCGCATCCGCCTTGATGATCTCGCCATTGGTGCCTGGGTACATGCGGCGCAGTACCGAGAGTGCATCCATGCGGGCAAGATCCGGCGGCGGGGGCTCGCGGTTCATGACGTGATGCCAAAAGCGCTCCTCGCCCTCGAAGATCAGTCCCTGCATCTCGCTATCGGCCTCGATGACGTAGATGCGTAGCTCACTGCCGCCGATCAGCACACCCAGGCGCGCGGCCGGTAGGCCCAACACACCCATGTTGTGTTGGACCTGGACGAGATAGTGCTGCGGCACGATATCGGTGCCTTCCTCGCCGAAGCCATCGGGGTAGCGCGCGGTCTTGCCCTCGTAGAGATAGTTGTCGTCCATGACGCCGTCCGGGTGACACGCCGCGAACTTCCACACGGGATGCCTGATGGTCTCAGTCGGCAGCCGAATCACCTTGCCGGTGCGCTCGGCGACTTCCTGGCGCACGGCGGGCTCGTGAAGCCGACCCCACTTCGTGGTCTCATTTCCGAGGAATTCTGGCGCTAAGCCAAGCTTTACTTGCCAGAGATCGAATTGGGATTGGTACTTGTTCAGGCCGATCGCGGCGGCGGCATCGCTACCACCGATCCAATTGCGGCGATCAAGCTGCTCCTCGGGAGTGAATTCCTTAATAACTGCGTTCATTTGCGAGACCTCCGAAATTGCTTTGGTTTCGTGCAAGTGGCGTAGTGGCTCGTATGCCGCGCCGCGTCGAATAGGGTTTGCTCGGTATCATCGGACGTGATTGTCGCGGCATCGACCGGCATGTTCCCACCAGACGCGGTGCGTAGCCATACGATCTCGGCACGACAGGAAAACTCGCGGCAGAAACTGATTCTCATGCCGGCTCCTTTCGCGCTGGATTCAGCTTCATGAATACAATCCAGTAGGTCTGCTGCCCGCGACGCTGACCGAATAGTGGCTTGTGCGGGGTCAAGCGTAGTATCTTCTTGACAGTCACATCGCCATCGCTCCATTTGAAGATCAGAACTCCGTCAGGTCTCAGCACCCTGAAGCATTCGGAGAATCCGCGGCTGAGCTGCTCCAGCCAGTCGTTTAGCAGCACCCCGTATTTCTTACCAAGTAAATTGCCCGCCCTGCGCGGGAACAAATGCGGCGGATCGAATACCACTAGACGATAGGTTTCATCTGGGAAGGGCAGCGCCGTGAAACTAGCTTGGATGTCAGGAGCTATGACTAGATCCTGGCGCCCAATGGTGCCAGGGGTTCCGACGTCCATCGCGTGTACTTCACGACGACGGTCAATAAATAGGGCGCGTGGATCTGTCTTGTCGAACCACATCATGCGGCCGCCACAGCAGGCATCTAGCACGACGGGTAGAAAGGTTTGCTGATCGCTCACGGCGCCCTCGCCTTCGCCCACGCGCGCACCTTCACCGCATCCAGCTGGCGCGAAGTGATGAAGTGGATCGCCACGCGGCATTGAAATTCATCGAACATGGCGATATGACACTGCGCGGGATCGATGCCCATCAGGTCGGCCAGCAGCGCGTAGGCGCGTGCGCGGGCCTGCTGGTGCATCCACTTGGGAAACACCGTCACTTCGGGGTAAGCCTCCTCCAGGCGCCTGTGCAACGGATCAAAGTGCGCGTGAGTCTCGATCTTGAGACGGCGTAGCTCCTTGTTCGCGAGCCGGCCCAAAGGTTGTAGCGTGGCGCGGTGGCAGCCCACGTGCGCGTCACAGTCAGGGCGCGGGCAGCCGTAGTAAGGTCCAAAGTTCCTCCCGCCGTAGATCGCCTCGCTCGATGCGTGGAACACCGATTGAGTGCCGCAATAAGGACAGATCGGTGCGATGTTCTCAGGCCGGCGTGCTGCGGCCTCGCGAAGCTTACGGGTGGCGGTCTTGCTCATCAGAGCATCTCCGGCGGCGGCTTGATGCGAAACACCCATCGGCCGTCCGTCTGTTCTAGCCATTCCCCGACGCGCACGCGGTTGCCTTCGCCATCGGTGATCTCCACTGCCTGCACGCTGTGCTCGGTGGGGCCGTGCTTGAACAGCAGATCGATGTAGGCCGGTTCACTCATTGCCCCACTCCTTCTGAATCTCGCGCTCTATGCGTTCCTCGAAAGGATCGTACTCGCGCTCGAACGGCTCCCAATCCTCGGGCTGTTCCATCGTCTCCTCGCCGCATTTGCGGCACGTCCAGACGGTAAAGGCCACGGTGCCGTTGACGACGTTAGGATCGCCGTACCAGCTTTGAGCGGCACGCCAGTCGTGGTCGCCATGATCGCAATTGCTCATCCTTCGCGCTCCCCGAGCGGCTTGTCGTAGGCACTGAGTGGCAGCGGTTTTATGTCTTTCCAATGAATTTCAGGAGGGCTATCGCGCAGATCGCGAGCAGTGCTGCCAAAAAGTAAAGGCGCACTGTCGGCCGGTCCCGGAGCGGTATTCTGTAGCGCATACGCTTGCAATCGCGCGAATATGCGGTGGTCGATTGCATCAGCGGCATCGAGGCCGGCAAGGACACCCGCAAGGTACGCCGCTGCCACGCGCGAGCGTTCGACCTCGGGAAGCAGCGCCGGAATGCTCTTGCCCACGTACTCCCGACATTTTTCTGACCAGTCCATGATTTCATGCTCCTACCCCAAGGGGGCCGTTGGTGTTCGTAAAGCCTTCGTCCGTGTCATCCTCGAAAGGCAGCTCGACCAGCCGCGCGCATCCCGCTTCTCCACAGCACGGCGCGTGCTCGTTGGGCAGCGCCCGGTAGCAGAACGGGCATTCCCAAAGAACGCTGTCATCGACTTCCGTTTCGTTTTCGCGATACTCGGCATCGCTCTCCAGCTCGCCAGGACCGGCAACCCGTGCAGGATCATCGGGGATGGCTTCGAGCGCGGACCAGATCCAAAGAGTGTCGGCGGCGCTCACGGTTGCACCGTCTTAGGCGCATCGCGCCGCGCCTTGCGCGCAGCTTTGCGCAGTAGTCGGCGCGCCCGGTATGCCGGGGATCGGACTCGACGGCGGCTCATGATTGCACCTCGCCAAAGCCTTCAGCGACCAGCTCGCGCGCACGGGCCGCGAGGTACTGCGCGTCCCACTCGGCGTAGATGTGTTCCCAGATGATGTGAAGTACGGTGGACATGGTTTGTCTCCTAAACGGTGTGTGGATAGCGTTCAGTCCTGCGTCTTGGCTGTCCTGCCCAAGGCGCAGTGCTGAGAGTTATCTAGCCCGTGCCTCCTTGTTGGCGATCCACTGTTGATAGCAGGCACGTGCGCGGTCAACGTCGCGCTGCGCGAATTCGGTAGGCCACGCAAGCACAACGCATGACCAATCGCAATCTTCCTCATAGGCGAGCGGTCCTGCATACGGTCGGTGCGAGCGAAATGGCTCCGGCATCGCGTTGCGACGCTGCTGGCTGATGATGTAGCCACCATGCGATGGCGTGCTGACCCACCATATGCCTGGCGCCTCTTGCGCGGCGTCGTCAATCGAACCCCACGGCGAATGTCGCGGGGTATCGGTCTCGATGAAAGTGACGGTGCTCACAGCGCCCCCACTTCGCGCAGCAGCGCGGGCTCGGTCACGTTCGAGTAAATCTCGAACACGATCTTGCCGTTCGCATCGTGAATGAAGGTCTCGCCTTGATCGACACGGCGCCGGCCGCCGTTAGCTTTCACCTTGCTCATGAGAGAGCGCCACTCGCCGCGCGTGCGCTCCACCGAGCGGTCAAGCGTGTAGTCGAAGCCTAAGAGTGTGTGGGTTGACATGATCGGATCTCCTTCTGAATGGATTTCAGGCAGGGGCGATTCTGAACCAGTGTTTTATTGAAGTCAAGTATTGTGTGTAAGAATGTGATGGAGTACGCTCCGAGGTGCCAATGGAAACCCCGACCACCATCATCGATCACATCCGAGCGCGTCTCGCCAATTGCACGCAGGCTGAACTGGCGCGTCAGATGGGCGTTTCCGATGCCTACGTGTCGGGTGTATTGTGCGGCACGATACCGCCAGGGCCGAAGATCGTCGCCGGCCTGGGGTTGGTCAAAATTGTGATGTACGTCCCAAATCCAGAAGGAAGCCAAGCGATGCCACCGAGCAAATCCCCGAAGCAGGCCCGCACGATGCGAGCGGCAGCCCACAACCCCCAATTCGCTAAAAAGGTCGGTATTCCTCAAAACGTCGCCAGGGACTTTGAAGCCGCCGACGAGGCCAAGGCAAAACCAAAAAAGCGCCGCTAAGCGGCCCCGAGTTTTACGTGGAACAGGGAAAATCCTACCGCGAGTTGCTGCTCGACCCGCGGTGGCAGCGGCGTCGCCTTGAAGTTCTAAATCGGGCAAAGTGGACGTGCGAAAAGTGTCGGGCGACGGATCGCACGTTGCACGTGCATCATCGGATCTATCATCGAAATCATGCGCCGTGGGAATATACAGATGCCGAGCTGCAAGTGTTGTGTTGGGTTTGCCACGAGGAAATGGGCGATTGGCGCCAACGTATCGATGTAGCGCTTTGCCGGCTGGATTGGCTCTACTTTGAATCGGTGGCCTACTACATCGAAGATCTGGTCAGCCGGCAGCTTTAATGCGAGCCCGAAGCCTCAAACCTGGGTTTTTTAAAAACGTTGAGCTGGCCGATAAAGGCCCGCATGCGCAGCTGCTTTTTGCTGGCCTGTGGGGTGTCGCAGATCGCGAGGGTAGGCTCAAGGACGAGCCACGCAAGATTAAGGCTGAGTTGTTTCCTTATTACGATGTGGATGTTAACGAACTTCTAACCGTTATTGCATCGTTAGGCTTCATCCATCGGTACGTGGTCTCCGGGGTGCATTACGTGGAGGTGGCGAACTTCAAAAAACACCAGTCACCGCATAAAACAGAACGCGCGTCTGATCTTCCTGCGCGGCCAAAGGAAAGTGCTATAGAATCAGTTGATTACCTCGTGCAGCGTGATGTAACGATGGATGCACCGTTACCTAACGATGGAAATCGCTCTGACTCCGGACTCCTGACTCCCTCTTCACTGACTCATGACTCCAAGGAGATCAAGAACACGAAACGGCCACGTAAGCCGCGAAAGAGCGGTCGATCGTTCGATCCGGCCAGCGTGGCGAACCTGAATCTGAAAGCCTGGGCCGACTACGTGAAGCACCGGGTGGACATCGGCAAGCGGCCAATGACCGACGAGGGGGCGTTGCTGCTTGCGGTTGAGTTGGCCGCGAAGGATACCGCAACGCAACAGGCGATGATCGATCAGACCCGCAAGAAGGGCTGGATTGGGGTGTTTCCCGTGGAACAATCCAACGGCTCGGGTGATCGCAAGGCGTGGGTCGAGCCGCGAACGGTCGCGCAGATGGAGGCGGATGCTGCGGCGGCGCAGCAGGAGGGTGGCGATGCTCAGCACTGACCGGGAGGAGTTCGAGACATTGCTGGCGCGGCTGTGTGCCGCCTATGACCGACCGATGGGCGAGGCTCGAACCTCGGCGTACTGGACCGGGTTGGCGCACATGACGCTGATCGACTTCGGTCGCGTGGTTGAGCACTGCCTGGGCGAACGTGGGCCGGAGAAGTTTCCGACCGTGCATGCGTGTTGGGAGTTTGCGCGGATGCTCAAGCCGGTGCGAGCGCTCGGTGCGATGGCGACAGCGAAGCGTGACGACGACGGCGAAGATGCGTGGCTGATTCGCGGCAATCTGCACTTACTGCGCTACATTCGCCGGCATGTGGCGGCGCGAGCAGGGCGTTACGGGCACGTGATCGGACGCGACCGGATCAGCATCTGCGGCACGCCGTCACGCGAGATGCACGAGCGCGTACAGTGTCTCGTCGAAGCGAAAAACTCGTGGGTACTCGGCATGACGAGCGGTGAATCGCACGAGCCTGAAGCGCAGCAGGCGATGTGGAACGACCTGATGCAGACCGCAGAGTCTCGCATCGATGCGTTGATCGCTGGTACGTTGGCGTTGACCGCGTGATGGACGCGGCGTGGTCAGCGATGGTTCGAGTTGCGAACAATCACGCTGACATGAGCCGCTATCCGACACGGCGCAACGGCGTGCGTCACGATGGCGATCTGTTGGTGCCCGAGGATGCGTTCAGCGGCGCAAGTCTCGGCGATGCATTCATCGCGATGCGCGACGCGCACGACCTGGCGACTGATCGCTGGAACACGGCCGAATGAACCGCTTGCAAGCCGAGCGCATCGAGTGGTTCGAGGGCTTTGCGCAGCGGCGCCTGGGCGTGGACTTCGCTCGCGGTTTGACCGACGTGAACGACCGGCGCGAGCTGATTCGTGCGGCGATCCTCGATGCCAAGCTCGCCGATGCGCAGCCCGGTAAGACGGGCGATACGCGCAGCTGGCGCGAGCTGTATCGGGCGGTTTACGAGCAGGATTTGACAATCGCGGTCTCACTGGCGGATGATGCGCCCGGGCCACGGAGACCGGCGTGACGCGACCGATGACGAACAAGCAACGCGATCTGCAAATCGAGCTACTGCGACGCCGAGGCATGTCGCACAAGCAAATCGCCGAGCAGCTCGGTGCGACAGCCACGACGGTCGCGAAAGTGCTCTCGCGCCGTGGCGTTGTCCGACCCTACCCGCGCAACCGGAAAGCAGCGTGACGAAGTCGAAGTCCACGAAGCGCTCAACACCGACCAAAGCGGCCGGCAACAAGCTCGTGCGGCCGTCACAGATCAGCCTGCTGACACGAGCGATTAACGCGGTCACAATGGCGCACAACGCGATGATGGCGAAGGTTGAGTACCTTGCGACCAGCGTTGCCAGATTGGCCTCGACGGTCGCACGCTTCGACGCTAGATTGCGGCAGCTTGAACCGCCGCCGCCGCACAGCGCCAATCCGCCACAATCGGACGATGCCGCTGCCGTTCGGGTAGCGGCGCTGACCGCCCAGATCGTCGGCCAGGATCGCTCGCCGTTGGGTCGCACATTGCCGTCGCAGATCGTCGATGCTGCTGAGAAACTTGCCGTCGAGAATGCGCAGCTCATCGCGAAGGTGCGGCGCGAGTTGCAAGCTGCTAACGCCGAGCTGGAACGCAGCCGTGATCGGGCGATGTTCGGCACGCCAGCCTCCTACGACGACTACTGGCGTGAAGCCGATTCGCACGGTCACGTCGTGCTGGTATCGCCTGGGTTAACCGAGGCTTGGAAGTCGTTTGTACGCGGCAATCGCGCGGGCAGTCTCGTCGAGGCCTTTGGCAGTGCAATCGCCGATCCCGCGGGTTGGCTCAACGATGCGCTCAAGTTGCCGCTGGATACGCCTTGGCCCAATGCGCTGGATCGCTGCCGAGCGCTGGTGAAAGCCGTCGCCGAGCGTGATGCTTTGACGGCGCAATCAGCGATGTTGGGCCGTCGTGTTGCCGAGCAGGACGCGGAGCTGGAGTTATTTCGCGAGCAGGTTCACAAGGCGCGTCGGATGCTCGGTGATCCTCGCACGATCGTCAGCGTCGGGACCAGTGATCCGCCGCAGTTGATCCCAGCCGTTCGTTCTGGAAACTCCGACCACGCGCAGCCCGATCAGTGACCGACGCACCTGGATTTCAGATTCGTTACCTGACACATGGTGGCGAGATTCTGCTGTCGCTTCCCATGCCCACGACATTGCTCACATTCACGCCAGCGCAGGCGCGCGAGAACGCTGAACTTCTATGCAAACTCGCCGACGAATTGGAACCAAAAGACGCGCGGCGCGTTGCAACCAAGCTCGCCTCATGACCGACGCGGCGCTCATCGCCGTGAGTCTTGGCGTTCCGACCCTCGCGTTCCTTGTCGGCATGTGGACCGCTCGCACGCTTTCGAATGCTGATGTTTGGCTTGCCGGTCACGAAGCCGGTTTTCATGCTGCCATCGAGTTATACCGGGAGCGTGCTGGGCTGTTGAAGAACGTTGCGCATTTCCCGAAGTTGAAGGCAGTCAAGTGATCACCGAATGTGCAATACAGGGTCCACTGTTACCGTGGATAATCTTCGTGGCACTCGTGGCAGTCGGCTACTTCACGCTTGGGATGTATGCCGAACGTGTACGCAACCGCCGGGCCATGCGTCGCGCTTCCAGCCATAAGGTGCCGAAGCGTTGACGGACGCCGACGCGATCAAGGACATTCGCATCTATCCCGACAAGGTGCTGCGTGCATCGTGTCAGTCGGTGGCGATTCACGATCAGAAAACCATGCATGATGTACAGCGATTGGTGGTGTGGCTCAAGGAGACGATGCGCGCGTTTCATGGCTACGGACTATCCGCGCCGCAGATCGGTGTGCCTGTACGAGTGTTCGTGGTGCATGTGCCGGATGAGATGCTCAATCCGCTGGTATTCGTGAACCCGGTGATCGTGTCTCGCCAGTTTGATCCGGTGGAGTTGAGTGAAGGCTGTCTATCGTTCCCAAGCGTGAGGGAACCCGTATCGCGGCCCGAGTGTGTGCAGATTCAGTACAGCGATGACTTCAATCGTCACGACACGCATATCTTCGGCAAGTGGACGGCGCGCGCGATCTATCACGAGATGGATCACATGGATGGCAAGCTCCTGGTCGATCACATGCTGCCGGCGGCCAAGCGCATGGTGGATCGTGCGATGGCGAAGTATGTGGCGGATCGCGACGAGAAGATCGCGAGCGCTGCACATCGCAATGAGGTGCGCGCGGCGAATCGGCAGAGGAAGCGGTTGCGGCTGGCCGAGCGATCGGTGGAGTTGGTCAAATGACCCGCTTGAGGCCGAGATTGCGGCGCAGCGTGGTCAATGAGCTGTGAGTCCACCTTTCGATGCGATCAGTGCGGCGGGGTGTGCTGCGCGCACTGTCCGAACGTGCCGACGTTCATGAACTGGATGGCGAAGAATCCTGCGACGGGCAATCTTGAGCCGGTGATGATCTGCTCGAAATGCCTCAACCTATTCATCGAGGGGATACTCGCCGCGAAGGTCGCCACGGCGGGCAAGGGTCAAGTCGCGGGGCGTTGCGCTTGGCACGAGCCGCTCGACGTCGAGCTTATTACGCGGCTCAGCCGATGACTACGGAACGCAACCATAAAAAGCGACTTGGCACCTACGTCCGGAATTTTCCGGAGGATTTGCAGGCTCAGAAACGGCTAGACGCGATGATCGGCCATACTGCATTAGAGGGACATTTGGCGAACATCTCGGCGTCCGCTATGCGCAGGCAGAATAAACGTGATAATGAGGCTGCATCGGTCAAGGGTAGCCTTTTGGGCAGCGAGGAACGACGCCTACAGAAAACACGCCATTGGCTGCCCATCAAGACAGTGCCGTGAAAGTTGGTGATTATTGTATAGGCGTCAAGCCGAAGAACAAACCTGACAATAATGGCATGGACGGTGTTGTAGTTCTGATTATACGTCCTAAACGGCGTAGACGGTTCAGCGATGGAAAGGTGAAAATGTCCTATATAATACAGCGTGATGGCGATAAGCGAGAATACCGCGCGTTGCCGTCATGGCTCAAGCCATTGCCAGTCTACAGGAACCGAAGCCATGACTGAGTTTATGATGCGTCGATGCATTCGCATCCGTATCCCTGAGTGGCGCGCCGCAGGGTTTATTCTGAGATGCGAACATCGCCGTCCTGCGCAGTGGATCAGACACCCTCAATCTTGGATTGCAGAATATATCCGCGTCGGTCAGAGGCAGGCGACTGGAGTGAGAAGTGGGTACGAATGATGAGGCGAAAGAAAAGTTCGCAGCCGCAATGGCCAGGCCATGTTTGTTATGCGGGCACCCTATGGGTAAACACGTCGCTCCGCCTTACAACGAACAGTGCGAACAGGTAGGAAATATGGGTTTGCTTTGCCCCCCGTCAGGGGCGGAAGAATCAGCTATTGACCCCAATGGCCAGCAAACATGAATGACGTACGCCGGTGGACGATGTTATTTCAGCGCGAAAATAACGTTGAAACTGTATCCGTGGTGCAACAATGGTGAAGAAATCGAAACAGCAATCAGACGACGAAGCCAAGCAAAAAGGCCAGAGCAGCAAGGGTCGTCGCGGCGCCGGCGGGTCGGCAATGACCCATACCTACGTCGTCATGGAGCTGTCCATCGAAGCCTATAGCGAGATCAGGGCCGCAATGCTGCAAGCTGGCTACGAGCACGCGATTGACTCCAAGAACGGCGAGATCGACATGCACGGGATTGCGGTTCAGGTACGTGAGGCCGACAACATGGCGTTGGAACCAGGCGATCCATCAGTTCCCGGTCTCTACACCAAGCGCATTTATCCATGCGGCTGCAAAGCTGAAGGTCCAGGAGACGTGCCTAACTACTGCTCCGAGCACGGCCATGCTACGAATCAGCGCTGATGATCCGCTCGCGCAAGGTCTGTTCACTCCGAAAGAGCTTGCCGGCGTCAGGAAGCTGCAGCGTCGAAAGCGTGGCAAACGCGCCGGTCAGCTTACAGACGTACAGCAAATTGAGTTGGGACTCGAGCTGCGCGGACTGGTCGGCTTTTCTCGCGAATACGCGTTCGCGTTGGATCTGGGGCGGCGATGGCGCTTTGACTTTGCGTGGGTGGCGCTGAAGCTCGCCGTCGAGTTCGAGGGCTTAGTGATCCAGCGCGTCAACGGCCAAGCGATTCTTCGCGGCCGGCACGCTACGCGCCAGGGCATTCGCGAGGACATGGAGAAATACAACGCCGCGGGTATGATGGGCTGGACGGTGCTGCGTTACGAGCAGGACCTGGTCAAGCACGGCGCTGTCTATCGCGACGTCGAGGACTTTCTGATCACGCACGGAGTCAAGGTATGTCGTCCCCAGACCCAACTGTCAACGGCGGTGCCGGATCTGTAGCCCAGCGGGCCGCCGCGAGCGCGCCCGAGAGTGTGCCTCCCGAGATGGTCGAGGACTTGGAAGCCCTCGTCAACGTCGCTTTCGCCGAGCAGTTCGGCGGCTGGGAGAGGATTGTCGAGCGTGCGGCCGATGGCGGCCAGCAGTGGGCCGAGAAGCAAAACGATGGCTCGTTGGGTCCGCCGACTGCCATCGAGAAGATGCCGCCGGTCAAAGGCACCGAGTTCGCGCTCATGGAGTGGCTCGACCAGCTCGTGAGCATGCTCAATCATGGAGTATCGGACGATGAGATCGTGGTGTGGTCAATGCAGCGCACGGCGCGCCAGGGCCTTGAGGGTGAGCCGATGTTCGTGTGCGCGATCCACGTGGCCAAACGCGAGCGCCAGATGATGGCCCCGACAACGATCGGCAAGGGCGCATCGAACGATGCGGGGTTTGCGATTGCGATCGCAATGCTCGCCGCGCAGGGGGTTCGCGAGCGCGAGCTGGCGATCATGCACCGCGATCTCTACGCGTACCGCTACCTGGTGGGTTGACGTGTCAAACCGCAGGCTAGTCATGGACGTGAAAGCCAGCGGCGAGGACTCGATGCTCTCGCGTTACTTTGACGCCGAGCGATACGAAATCACGGGAGATCGCGTCCAGGTAGCATGCCAGTGCGGACAGCATGACCTGGCGATACGCGGCGCAGGGATTGTGCACTGCCCAACAGATGGCGCAGTTATCGGGAAGCTGGACTGGGTGCAGACAGAGTAATCATGGGCCCGTACCTATTTGTCGGTGGCAGCCATGACGGCGAGTGGATTCCGGTGCGGGCGATCAACCCGGAAGCGGCAATGCCTGAACCAGTATCTGAATGGAATTTCCCCACCCTGCAACAGGTAGCGGCGTCGCCAATTGAACGCCGGCCGGCTGGAATGACGGTCGGTAAAGAGACCTACATTCGCCAGCGCTGGGCCGCGGAAGGAGCGGACGTGTGGCTATACGCCATCCACAGCATGCGCCCGATTGCCGTGCTTGGAAGGCTCGCGAAGTTCTATCGACCGCCAGTGTTCGCGGGAGCGCCAGCATGACGCGCTGGCAGTGGAAACCGCACATTTGGAAGCGTGACGGTTGGTGGCACTGTGCCATCGCTTCTGACATTTGCGACAAAGTCGGCGTGTCCTCGACGCCTAAAGCCGCGTTCATGAAATGGATCATTGAAAACGGCCTTTGTCCGCCGAAGGCCGCATGAAAGCGCAAAAGGACGAGCACGGTCACGAGATTGTCGCCAAGACGGTAGACGTCCGCGATCGTAGCGGCCAGCTTTACCGGGAAACGTGGGACGTGAGAAGTGACGAGCCTGTGCTGCTTATGCGTGTCAAGATGCGCGATCCGCCCGGCTCATTGCACGCCAAGCGCCAGTGAGCACCAAGCAATCTAAGCCTCGCATCTGGCACCGACACCGCTGCTGGTTCTGCACTGTTCTAGGTGATCGGCAATGCTACGTCGGCAAGGGTAGTTCCCCGGAATGCGCCTACATGGCCTGGGTACTCGATGTATGGCTTCGCCAGCAATGAGCACTAAACAAACCCTCGACGAAATCTTCGCCAAGGCGGGCGTCGCGCGCACGATCCTGCCAGAGCATAAGCCCAAAACGACGCGCTTCGTGATCGGAAAGCTTAAGGCCATGAAGTTCGCGCAGCTCCTCGTGAGCCACAACTTCAGCCCGAGCAAGGCGTATGCCGAGTTCAAGAACATCCCGAACGCTCGCACGGGCAGCGCCTACAAGTGGGCATCCGCGTGGTCGCAGAATGAGACCGTGCAGCGCTTCGTGCGCCAGATCCTGGAAGATGCGATCACCGAGGCCAAGGAGTTCACGCGAAACGATCTGGCCGAGATGCTCGCGCTCAATCGCCTGCTGATCTATGGGGACATCACGAGGCTCCTTTACGAACGCCGCGAGTTCTCCGAGGATGGCAAAACCTTCCGCACCCGCGTACTTTTACGACCGCTCTCGGAATTGACGCATGCCGAGCGCATGCTGGTGAGGAAAATCCGCTTCAAGGACGGTGAGGTGATCGGTATCGAGGGCTATGACCGCCTGGATGCCCAGCGCACGCAGCTGGCGCTCCTGACCGCGATTCACGCAAGCGGCACCTCCGACAGCGACTTCAACCACGAGTTGCAGCGCCGCATCAGCCAGGCGCGCGATAGGCGCCTCGAGCTCGAGCAGGCCGCGATCGCGCAGGGTAAACTGGTGCGCCTACCGAGCGCGAAAGGTTCCACGTGAAACTTTTAGGGAGGATGATCGAAATGGCAAAGACAAAGCTCAGGCGTCAGTCCATCAAGTCCAAAGCCCTAGCGATCTTCCGCAAGCCCGCGCCATCGGTGCGCATGTCAAAGGCTGTGACCGCCTACGTCGAGGACGAGATTAGACGCCAGGTTGCAGTCGCGCTCATGGATGCGCGTGAGAGCCTGATCGATCTTGCCGAGCAAAAGGCCGACGAGATTCGGCAGAATGTGACCATGCACACGAGTTCGCTCTCCGGCCGCATCGATCGGCTCGAGGGCGTCAAGACGTTCCCGAACCAGGTGGTACGCCACGGCGCTGCTCCCGACGAGGCAGGCCAGCGCGGGGAGATTGAGTTGCACCGCCGGCAGTCAGCGCCCGGGGTGGTGGTCGAATCACTGGCGCCTCCGATGAACATGAAGGACGCGCCGTTGCCCTCCACGTTGCACAAGGAGGCGCGCGTTGCGACCGCAGACGACTTAGGAGTGGCCAATGGCTGACGAGAGCTTCGCCGGCCACCCGCGATCACTGGGAGAAGCGCGTGCGGACAAGCTTGAGGATGGCGATGCCTGGAAGCCGCGCGACGCCTTGATTCAACTGCTCAGAGCGATCGATGCCAAGGAGATCGATGTCGAGCTTTTGATTCTTTGCTACGGTCACCGCATGCCCAACGGCAAGAAGACAGTTGGATTTCGAGCCGCGTCCGCTGGTGACGGCCTACAGATCATCGGACTGCTGGAGTTGGTCAAAGCCAAGTACATGGAGCCATGAGCGCGATCAGGATTGCCAATCTCATCGCGCTGCCTGGCGCGCTCGTGCAGTGTCCGCAGTGTTCGGCCCAAATCGGCACGCTGACCAAACCCTGGTATCAGGAACAAAACCCCGGGCTCGATACGATCCGCTTCGAACGCGGTCAATACCCCAAGAACATGAAGGCTCAGTGCCGCGGCTGCGGGGCGAGCTACGCGGAAGTCGACACGCTGGTCAGAGATGGGGAGGCCCGCAGCCTTAAAATGCTGCTATTCGTCAACGGCCAGTGGTTGCCGAGACCGCCGCCGAACGTGCCCGAGCCGCCCAGGCTGCCGATCAGGGATGCGGTCTAAAAAGGACACCATCTTGCGCCGCAGAACGGCTGCGTTACCCTTCGCTCGATATGGCACTCACCCACACGGTTTCACTGCGCAATGCCATCGCGAATCTCGTAGCCCAGTCGGTGGATGCCGGTAGCGTGAACCCCAACGGTCGGCTCGTGATCTTCGATGCCGGCAACAACGTGATCTCGACGTATCAGTTGCAAAACCCCTCATTCGGCGCCGCGGTCAATGGAACAATCATCGCTAACGCCCCGCAGAACGATCTGGCGCCAGTAGCGGGGAGGGATCCGGCGCGCTTCGAAGTCCAGGATTGCAACGGAGCCTGGGTATTTCGCGGCAGCTGCGGGCCTTCTGGGGATCTGGGCTCGCCCTTTGGGCCGATTATCAGTACCCAGACCGGCACGTGCACCGAGCTGGTCTATAACGCTCCTTTATGAAAAGTCTACGTTGGTTGCCCGCTCTGCTGTTCTCGCTAGTCGTCGGCCTCAACCTCGCCTACGGGCAGATTGCCTTTACGCCCCAGCTCGTGATGTGCAATACGTCCACGAGCTTGCCGTGCGTCACGACTTCGAACGTTGGCACCGGTACGAGCGGGGACGACTCCTGGCTCGCCTTCGGCAAAGACAATGCGAATATCCTGGCCGTCCAGGCCGCCTTGAACCAAGCGGTCGCGCAGACCGGGGGTGTCATCGGCAGCGCGTACACCTGGAACGGCAGCCCCGTGATGCCGGCCTACGGCGGCAACGGTGCGACTGGTAATCTAACTGGGTTAATGGAAGGCAACGGCCTGCTGCCCTTCGGCCCTGCGCAATATTTCGATGTCACCGTTTTGTGGCAGGGCTGCTCGGCCCTAAATCCGGTTCTGCTTTACGACGGCTCCTGCGGCCCTGCTGGTGGCAGCAGCGGTGGAAGTAGCAGTAGTTCGTCGAGCAGCAGTAGTTCATCGAGCGGTAGTAGCAGTTCAAGCGGGAGTAGTTCGTCAAGCGGAAGTAGCTCATCGAGCAGCAGTAGCGGTGGCACGACGCTTTTGGCCTATCTCAATAGCCTGCGCGGATCTGGCACGATCCTTTCCGGTCAATGGGCGGATCATTTCGCACCGACCTGCGGTGGCACTTATGGTTGCTGGTTCGACCAGTTCCTGCCGGCAAGCGGCGCCACGGCCGCCAATGTCACGATCAACGATCACAGTTCGGGAGACACTGGCCTCGCGCCGGCTATCCTTGCCATACAGATGCCAACCGGCATTGGTGCCTGCGGCGCCGGTCCTACCACGGCTCAATTTCTGGCCGCGGTCAACGGCTACCTGGCCGCCGGCGGCATCGTCGCTATCTCGTCGGACCAGCCCAGCCCGACCCAGCAACCGGCCTGCAGCTGGAACGGCAATCACACCGAGTTCCTATCATCGAATTCAGTCGTTACGCCGGGGAGCGCGGCCTATAACACCTACATGTACGGCTACGGCTGCACATCCGGGAGTCCCTGCGGCGGTATTTGGGCAGTGGCGCAGAACCTGCTCAGCATCCAGTCCTCCTCGCCGAACAAGAAGGTTCTGTTCAGGACGATGCACGAGTCCAATCTGTGTCAGTCCAATTTCCAATGGTGGGGCAGCTGCGGCCTGGGCACAGGGGGCACCGGCTCAGCAACGAACGCGAATGTCGTCGCCCTGTTCAGGCAGACGATCACCTACATACGCTCGCTTGGCGTGACGAACCTCGTCATTGCGTACAACTTCAATAACTTTTCTGGCGCCTACAGCCAGAACGATCCAGGGTCGAGCTATCGTGACGTGATCTCCGGCGACTATTACGGTGGGACAACGCAGGCCGGTGTGAACAGCACACTATCGAACGGCTCGGCCGGATTCACCTACGCGCAAACCCTTGGCATTCCGGTATTGCTCGGCGAGGTCGGTGTCAAGAGCTCTAGCCCAGGCAGCGTGTCGACATTCACCTACAACAACAACATTTATAGTCAAGCTATACAGTCCGGGTCGGGAATATCGAATCTCGTGGGCGCCATGATCTGGAATCAGAATTATTGCCTTGACTGCCAGCTGTCGGCGTTGAGCTACATGCAGAATACGATCACGCGCGGCCAATTGCCGAACCTCGTCAACTAAAGGGGAGATGAGACGAAATGGCCAGATGGCCTGCAGATTCGAGTTCGATCACTGCCGACAGTTCGATCACCGTCGATGTTCGCCCGAGCACTGTCTATAACTTTGCAGGCGTGTTGCGCGCACAGCCTTCGGAGCTCGCCGGTTCGGTGGATTTTGAATTTCCGCCGCAACGGATAATCCCCGCTCCACGCGTGCGCGGGCGCTCCATTACCTGGCAGCAGGCGATCCAGATGGCCGAGGGCTCGGACTATCAGCGCGTACAGTGGTATCCCGTTTATCAGTTTGGCGGTGGTCTGGTGCAGCGGATCTTTCTGGAGCAGGTATGACCGACACGGTCATCATCGATCGGCACGGGGACTTCAAGCGCGTGCCGGGTCACATCGCCAACATCGAATCGATGGCTGCGAGCGCGAACCTGATCAATCTGGTCAAGGGCGCGGGCGATACGCTTGAGCGGCACTACCCGCGCTGGCTGTGGCAACTGCGGCCCGATGAGCACGGCGGCATCATCGATATCTTCTCGCTTCGCATCAGCGCCCGCCTGGCCTATACGCTCCACATCCCCACGGTGCAGGAGGATGAGGATTTTTTGTGCGTCGTGCGCGCGGGCGGGGAGATCCTCGAGCGTTTTGGTTTCAGGCGTGGGCCCTACAGTTATCAGGAATGGCGTCGGCGCGAGATGGTGCTCGGCCAGTTCATTCCCGACGTGTCGGATTTGCCGCCTGGCATGCGCCGCGTGATGCGCACCGAGCATTTGCGCGCCGCAATGCGAACAGGACACGCGCGTGTCGCGGTCAACGAGAGCATCGGCACGGCACTTAAAGCCGCGGGACGTATGTAATTGTGAGCGGCATGAATTCTCAGCCGCCCGTACTCGGCAACAACATGGGCGGCATCCTCGCCGGCGGTCCTGCCACCGAGACGCCGGCGCCGGAGAAAAGCGAGGACGAGTGGATCACCAGGGCGCGCACCGCCTGGCAGCAGAGCACCTACTGGTTCAACGCGAGCGTGCGTACCCAGATCAGGAAGAACATTTCCAACTTTCGCTCGCTGCACCCGGAAGGCTCCAAGTACCGCCATGAGTCATTCAGGGCCCGCTCGCGTACCTTTCGGCCCAAGACGCGCGCATTGGGCCGGCGCATCGAAGCGGCCGTCGCGGTAGCTCTTTTCGCCACGTCCGACCTGATCAGTGTTACCCCATGGAATCAAAACAATCCGCAGGACGTCGCGCGAGCGAAGATCAAGCAGAAGCTCATCCAGTACCGCCTCGAGCAGGACGACACTTGGTGGTTCCTCACGTGTCTGGGCGCCGCCCAGGACTGCTTCGTCGCCGGCATCGTCATCTCGCACCAATACTGGAAATACGTCGAGGTGCAGGACGAGCGTTTCAATATCTACCGGCTCGATCACCAGGATACGACCACCAGCTTTGATATTCGTAAGGACGTCAACCAGATCATCGTCGAGAACCGCCCCGTGGTGGATCTGGTGCCGGTGGAGCGCTTTCGCTTCGATGCCGCGTGCGACTGGAGGAATCCCGCAAGATCCAGCCCCTTCCTGATTTTTGAGTGCCCGACCTATGTCGGCGACGTCAAGATCATGGTCGAGCATGGTATTGCGGATGCCATAGACCCGAGCCATTTCGATGACACCTACTGGTGGGCGATCGCAAGCGACGACTACGATTCGATCAGAGCTGCGCGCGAGGGCGCACGCATCGACAAGTATTCGGAGAAAAAAGGCATCGCGGATGCGCAGACCGTGTCGGTGCGCAAGCACATCCATCGCATCGATGGGCGCGACTGGTATTGGGAGACGCTTTCGGACATCGTCATGCTGCGAAGCCCGCAGCTCCTCGTCGATGTCTATCCGCACCTGAAGGACGGTGATCGCCCCTTTGTCGTCGGCATGATGGTGCTCGAGACGCACAAGGTTTACCCGTCCGCCCCGACGCAGCTGATCGAGACGTTGCAGGAGGAGATCAACGATATCTCGAACCTCACCCAGGACGCGGTGAAAATGTCCACGTTCGGCCGCTGGCAGGTGCGCCGCAACTCGACGGTGGATGTGGCCACACTTAAGGCCGGCGTACCGCAGAGCGTGATCGCTGTGGATAAGATCGGCGAGGACGTGGGCGAGCTGCGCATGCACGAGCCGCCGCAAACCAGCTTCCTGCAGCTCGATCGCCTGCAGGTCGATATGGACGATGTCAGTGGCGGCATGACCCAGGCGACCGCGGCCTCGAACAAAGCGCTCAACCAGGATCAGACGCTGGGCGGTATGAACTTGCTCGAGGGTCAGTCGGGTCAGATCCGCGAGCTCGAGATGCGTGTATTTGTCAAAACCTGGGCCGAGCCCGTGCTGCAGCAAGTGCATGACATGATCGCCACTTACGAGTCCGACGAGGAGATCCTTGGGGACGTCGCCGGGGGCGCCGGCGTCACGGTGCAGAACGTGCTCGATGCCTTGAAGGCTCGCACGCGCGTGCGCATCAACGTCGGCTTCAATGCGACGACGCCTGAGAAGCGCATCGGCCGCTTGGCGCTCGCGCTGGGCACGTTCATCAAGCTATTCCCGAATGCCGGCCAACAGGCTGCTCAAGGCGAGGTGCAGAAGGAAATCTTTGGCGCCGTGGGCTTTGATGACGGGGAGCGCTTCTTCCCCAATCCGTCCAAGGTGGACCCCGAAGTTCTCTCGCTGCGCCAGCAGGTGCAGCAGCTCACGGTGCAGCTGCAGGGCAAGATGTATCACGATCAGACGTTGAAGGACGTGGCCACCATTCGCGCCACCGCGGCTGAGCGCGTCGCCTACATCAATGGCCAGGTCGCCTGGGGCATCGCCGAGATGGCGAACAAGATCGTCACCGACAAGGCCTATCTGGAGTCGATCGACCGGCAGCTGGCCAGCGCCGATCAAAATCTGCACACCGAGGAGCTGCAACTCGAGCGCACCGCGCTCGCGCATTCGATCGACCAGGACGAGCGCGATTTCGCGTTGAAGATGCACGAGGCGATTCACGGCAAGGCGCCTCCGCGCCAACTTCCTGGTGCCAATGGTCCGCCAGCGCTGCGCGTGCAGGGCGGGGATAAAGCCGGTACGCTCGCGCGCGGGGATTACGGTCAAATCCCTTTCATGGAAGGTTGACGCTTGGCAGACGGGGAGCCGCAAGAGGACCTGACGGAATACGAGCGGCTCGAGCGCGAGCTGCGCGCATCCCCTGGTCTGGTCGACACCCTCGTCGAGCCGATCACCGCTGGTATCGAGATGACCTCCTTCGCGGCGACGCGCCCGGGCAAGATTCTGATCGGCGAGGCGCTGGAAGCAGCGCGTGAGTGCTTGCTCGTCATCCTGGACACGAACAGCACGCCGCAGCAGATGGAGACCGCCATCGCCGAGATCAGGATTCGGCACCGCATGCTCAACAGCATCAAGAACACGATGGTGAACGGACGCAACGCCGAGCGTAAGCTACGCCTCCTCGAGAGTCCCGAGCCGCAAGGCAACGATGAATCCCAGCCGGAGACCGATCTATGAACGCACCCGAGCCAGTACAGATGACCGTTGAACAACGCCGCGCCGTGCTCGAAGCGGAAGCCTCCGGCAACAGCGTGCTGCCTGATGCCGCGCCGGCGCGTCCCGATGCACCGCACGCCGGCGCACCCGCAGAGCCGCAAGCGCCTCCGCAGCCCTCGCGCGGGGATCAGCAGCGCGCCGCGATTGCCGAGAAATTCGCAGCCGCGCGTAATCAGAACCAGGATGACTCCGAAGCCTCAATGCAGACCGGCGTGCGTGCGATGCTCGCCGAAACAGAAGGGCGGCCGATGAATCTGGAAGGCGCCCCGCAGCCGCAGGCGCCGCAGCCGGCCGCTGCCGCGCGCGCGCCAGCCGCTGCGAGCCCACCCCTTGCAAATGAGCCCGAGATGGTTACTCTCGTCGTCGACGGTCGTGAGATGGCAGTTTCCGCGGCCGAAGTGTGGCGCCAGGGCATGGCGGCGGCTCAGAAGCTGGGCGCTGCGGACTTCAGGCTCGAGCGCGCCGCAACGGCCGAGCGACAGATTCTCCTGGAACGCCAGGCGCTCGATCAGAGAGCTGCAGAGATTGAACGGTTACTGGCCGCTACCCCCACGGGCGTGGCCCCGGCTCCGACGAGTGGGACGCTACCCACGGGCGCTCAGCCCACTCACGGTGCCATGAAGAAAGCGCTCGATGCGCTGTTAGACAGTGACGTTGATGGAGCGGCAACAGCCTTCGATCAGGCAGTCACGGAAAGGTTTGAGGCAAGGATGCGAGCGGCGGCGCCGGCAGCGGCAGCACCGAGCGCACCAGCAGCGAGCGCTGTACAGCCCTTAAGCCCGTGGGATGCAAACGATATCCAGCGCGCGAACGATGTGTTCAACACCGCGTTCCCTGAAGTCGCCTACCACCCGCAGGTCATGGGACACGCGATGGCTCGCATGCAGCAGGAGATGGCGAACCCGGTCAACATCAATGGTCGGGTCAGTCTGGAGATCATCGCGGCCAAGATAGGGCGCGAGTTCATCCCGATGGCATTGTCGATGCCAGCCCCGCAGCCAAATCCGCAGCCCCCGCCTCAACCCGCGCCCAGTAACGTGGACGAGCTCGCCGCTCGCCGCATGCTGGCCGCTCGAGTCCCCGGAGTGCCCCCTTCTTCCACGACTCGATCCGTGCAGCCTAATCCCGGTGCCCCGCCGCCCCCTTCCAGGTCCGACATTGTGAAACAAATGCGCGTGGCGCGCGGCCAGTCTACGGCGTGAAACCGATCTGACCGCCCCTCGCTCGAGGAGACGGTCAGATGCCAGGTCAAGTTTGGGGAGTTGCCGCAGACGGCGGTTACATGTATTCGGACGAGTTGAGCATGCTCATGCGCAACTCGGTGCAGCCCGCGGTACGCTTTCGGCAGTTCTGTGACGCCAAGGACGCTACCGACAAGGGCCTTGGCAAAGGCCAGCAGTTCAACTGGAACGTCTACACCGACGTCCAGACCGGCGGCGGCCAGCTCCTCGAGTCCTCGCCGATGCCCACCACGGGCTTTACGATCGTGCAGCAGTCGCTCACGGTCACTGAGTACGGCAACTCGGTGCCCTACACCGGTAAGCTCGATAACCTCTCCAAGCAGCCGGTTGCTGAGATCATCGACAAGGCGCTCAAGAACGATGCTACCAAGACCTTCGACGGCGCGGCCAATGCGCAGTTTCGCGCAAGCTCGCTCAAAGCAGCTCCCACCGGCGGCAACTCCGCGACTTCGATCACGGTGGTGCAGTCGGGCTCGATCGGCATCGCCAATGCGCTGGCGCTCAACCACGCGCACGTCAAGGCCATCGGCGATGTGATGAAGGAGCGCAACATCCCGGCGTATGTCGGCAACGACTACATCGCGATCGCGTGGCCGACTACTTTCCGGCAGGTCAAGAACGATCTGGAGTCGATCATCCAGTACGTGGGCGAGGGTTTCCGTTTGATTTTAAACGGAGAAATAGGCCGGTACGAGGGCTTCCGGTTCATCGAGCAGACCAATATCGCCAAGGGCGGCGCCGAGAATGCGGTCAACTGGACGTTCCGTAACCCGGTAGCCTGGACGGGCGGCGCGTCCGACTGGGTTCACTTCTTCGGCGAGGACACGGTCGCCGAGGCCGTGGTCATCCCCGAGGAAATCCGCGGCAAGATCCCGGTGGACTTCGGCCGCGATCGCGCAGTCGCCTGGTACTACCTCGGAGGGTTCGGCCTTGTGCATTCCTCGTCGGGCAATCTCGCGAATCTTCGCGTTCTGTCCTGGTGGAGCACGACCTAAGAGCATTTTTCATTTAACTTCGGGACGCCAGCCAGCCCTAGCGGTAATGGGGCCAACCCCGTAAGGAGACTTTGACGATGGCAAGTTATTCAAACCCGACCAGGATCACTTATAGCTTCGGTGCGATCGTTTTCACGACCACGTTCGTCAACGCGATCAACGCCCCTGGTAAGGCCACGGCTGGCCGCGTGAGCGATATTCATGTGCGTTCAACCGTGCTGTTCACGAACGTGACCACTGGTGCGCTGGTCAACATCGGCACTGTCGCCACGCCCGCGAAGTACGCGCAGCTCAACTGCGCTGCGACTGCGGCCTACGCCGCAGTCAATGGTCCTGCGATCTTCAGCGATATCAATTTTGATCGCGACGGGGTCACGGCGATCCAGGTTCAAGTCGTCGCGCCCACCGGAGGCACGCCGGCCGGTACCGGATATCTCGATGTCGCGATGGATTGGTGGTAAAAGCCACCGACTACCAAGCCAAAGTTTTCACGGAGTACCGCAACGATGTCTGCACGTAGTGATGACAAGATGGGACCCAGCGCCGCCTCGCTCAATGCAACGCTGCCGGCCGAGCCGCGCCGTAAGGGGCGTGCGCCTGGTGCCGCGGGGCGCGATGCCGGCGAGGGCGCGGGCATTGAATCGGGCTGCTGGAGGAAGGAAGGCTTCGACGGGGAGACGGCCCTCGAGCAACTCGGCAAGCCGATCGAGCCGATGGGCACGCCGCCCTGGCGAGAGCCGGTGCCCGAGGAGACGGTCGACGGCACCGTCACGGATACTTTCGGGGCCGGCGAGCGCCACACGATCAAGAACGGCTGATCGCGCGTCGTGGCCAAGCAGTACGGCATGAAAACGCTCGGCGGGCCGCCGGGCCTATTCGACGGTCCAAACGTGGATCGGGAGAGCAACGGCGGCATTGTGCTGCGCGTACGTGTGCCGCAATCGCCAAACCCGGAGAACATTTACCTACCTGGCTATTTTCAAACGCTCTCGATCAACGACTCTGACACGATGGATGACTTGGCAGAGAACGAGACACACGCCGACAGCCAGACGCCGAAGGACACGCCCAAGGACCTTGAGGGTGGCGTGCCATTCACCAAGGACATCACCGGCTTCAAGATTTAGCGCAAAGGGGAATACCATGGCTGCTACACCCGCTTTCGATAAGACCAAGCCGCACGGCGTGGTTGCGCACGGAGACCTGGCTGGAAAGGACCCTTCCGAACTGCCGGCATTCCTGCAGAACGGACACTATTTTCGCCCCGATGGCAGCTATCACAGCGCGGATGGGCAGCCCCGCAAGGTGGCCAAGCCCGTGGTCGAGGCGCCGGTCGACGCCCTGACGTTCAATCTGAGCGACGAGGAAGTGGCCGCAGCGCTCCTTGATCCGCGCGCCGAGGAATTGCTGTTCCTTCCGCACGATGAACTGGTCAAGCTCGTCCAGGCGGCCAACGGGCCGATGCTCTATGGCGAGGACTCGCACAAGAAGATGGCGGCTTGGCTGGTGAAGAACACGGCCAACGATGGTCTGTGAACTACCTGCAGCTGTGCCAGGAAATCGTTAACGAGCTTGGCCTGTCCGGTCGGCCAACACTGACCAACACCAATCCCATGACGACCAGCACCGGCTCATCCCCGGGCGAGATCGTCAACGTCGGGCGCTGGATTCGCGACGCCGCATTGTCGATCGACAATATGTGGGAGGACTGGAAGTACCTCTGGAATAAGTATTCCACGCTGGCGGCTTTCCCTAATGGTGTTGCAGCAGGTCAGCAGACTCTGCCAGCGCCACCGAATGGCATCTTGGTGCGTCAATGGAATCCACAGTTTTTTCGCTGGCGGCCCAACGGTACACCAGGGGCGGTGTGGTCCGAGCTCGAGTGGTATACGCGCGAGGAGATGCTGCAGCAGTGGGACCCTGACAATTCGCAGCCAGGCCCGCCGGTGGCCGTCACGATACAGCCCGACAACACGCTCTATTTCGCCTCCGCCTTCGATATCCCCTACGACTTCCTGGGCGAGTTCTGGCAGCGCCCGGTGCCGCTCGCCGCCTTGACCGACACGCCGCTCATGCCCGCCGAGTATCACCGCGGCATCGTGTGCCGCGCGTCGGTGATGTACGCCAATCGCGAGGACGCACCCGAGGTGATCGCGGGTATGGAGGCGGAGCTCATCGATGTCATCGATAAGCTGCAGGCCGATCAGCTCGAGCGCTTCGGCCTGCGTCGCAGTTCCACCGATCGCGAGCGCCGGTCCCGCGGCGATCACATCGCGCGCTTCTTGCAGTGACACCCGCGTGGATATCCAAGAGGCACGTCGTTCGGTAGGCCGCCTCAATCGAAGCGGGGTTCAGGACGGCGATTATTTCCCGCTCGCCGGTGGCCTCAACATTGTCGACACGCCGCTGCAGATCGCCCCTGGTGAGCTGATCGATGGCTTGAACTACGAGCCACGCACGCTCGGCGGCTATCAGCGCCTGCAGGGCTATGAGCGCTTCGATGGGCAAACGCCGCCTTCGCAAGAGTCCACGGTAGCTGCACGAGAGGCGCAGCGCGCGCTCATTCAGGCGGTGCCTGGTTCGGGGCCGGTGCGTGGCGTATTCATCCTGAACGGTCTGACCTATGCCTTTCGCGACAACATCGGTGGCACCGCGGAGGTGATGTACGTCCAAAGCATCAGCGGCTGGCAGGCAATCACGCTTAACACGATCCTAAAATTTACTGCAGGGAGCCACATAAATTTATTCGACCGCATCTTGGGACAGACGACCGGCGCTGGCGCCCAGGTGCTGCGCATCGTGTTGCAGAGCGGATCATGGTCCTCTGGAACCGCGCAAGGCTATTTGGTTCTTGGTCCGGTTACGTCTGGCCCATTCAGTCCGACCGAGATTTTGAACAACTTTACCCAGCTTCTTGGGGTGGTTGCGCAAGTGGCTGGCGCGCAGTACACGCCGGTGCTTTTGCCTCGTGGTAGCTTTGATTTCGTCATCCAGAATTTCTACGGTTCCAGCGGAACGGTCAAAGTCTATGGCTGCGATGGGGTGAATAACGCTTTTGAATTCATCGCCGGACCCGGCTTCGTCTCCTGTTACTGTCCGATCTATTCAGGTATGGCGGTCGATGCGCCGATTTATCTCGAGGCGCACCGCGGCCGCCTCTGGCTCGCTTTTCGCAGCGGCAGCCTTCAGCCCTCTGGCATCAATGATCCAGTGGTGTTCAGCGCCTTGCAGGGCGCCGCGGAACTTGGCATCGGCTACGAGATCACTGGCCTCTTGGGCGAGATGTCGCCCTCGCAGTCGGCTTTCTATTCCACCGCGACGCTATTCGTGTTCACGCGGGAGGAGATCTTCACGATCACTGGCGACGGGCCCAACTGGATCTTGGGGCCCTTCGCGGTGGAGTCAGGTGCGGCCCCTTTCAGCGTCCAGCGCATGGGCCAGGGCATCCTCCTCAATGCGCGTGGCTTCTCCACGCTGCAGTCGATCCAGCAACTCGGCAACTTTGCGCTATCGACCTTCTCGCAGAAGATCCAGTCGCTTATTCAGCAGATCCTGGCCAATGCGGTGTGCTCGTGCGTATCGAAGAATCGTAGCCTCTACCGGCTGTTCATGAACGACGGGCGCTTCATCAGCATCGGGTTTAAGGATCTGAAGATCACCGGCATCACGATCTGCGACCTGACACAGCCGATGTCCTGCGCCTGGAGCGGACGCGATATTAACGGCAACGAGCAGATTATGCTCGGGGGCGCCAACGGCATGGTGTATCGCATGGACTCCGGCATTCAGATCGATGGAGCCTCGCTCAACGCCTTCTTGCACACGGCCTTTCACTTTTCTAAGTCCCCGAGCCGTCAAAAGCGCTATCGCCGGGCTCAGTTGGACCTTTTGGCCAGTGGCACATGCACACTCGCCTTCGCGCCCGATTATAGTTACGGCAGCGCAAATATCGGTTCGGATGCTTCGCGCACGCTGGCGAGTGTTGGCGTTGCGCAAAATCCTGGCATCTGGGCGAATTTCAGTTGGAGCAACGCCACAATCGCCAAACCGACCTTTAAGCTCGAGGGCTCAGGGAGCAACGCTGGTTTTGTGATTCAGCACCAATCTACGAACGAGAATCCGCACACAATCCAGGGTTTAACGCTTCATGAATCACTTCGTCGTCTCGATAGAGGCAGCAACTCGTGATCACCGATCCGAAAGTTCTGACGCTCGCGCTCTTTACGAACATCGATCCCCACTTCCTCACAGAGGTGGACGTGAGTCTGAAGGCGCTGAACGTGTGCGCTCGTCACCAGCTCACGATTACCTGCACTCCAGATCCAGCCGCCGCAGGGGTGGTACAGGTGCGTGGCATCGGATTCGGGAGCCAACTTTCACCAGCGAAATTCGACTCGCGGCTGGACGCAATCGCTATGACTGGAGGCTCGCAGATCATCATCTTCTACGGGATGTTCGACGCGCTGCGCTTCGATATGAGCGCCTTTGGCACAGGTACGCTGCTTTCCGCGGCGCTCGCCAGTCACCAGGACGAACTCACGATCAGCGGCAATGCCACCTGAAAGCCACCCCTTGTGGATTTTCGCAGGCGCGCTATTTTGTGCGCGACGGCACGTCTCTACTCATAAGCTGGAGTTCACATGGCTGACGGCGACCCTTTACTGAATAACGAGACTGCCACCGGAAACGTGCGCAACTGGATCGGCGGTATGGGTATGTTCATTGCCTGCTGTGCGGGCTGGAACGGTGCGGGTGTCGCTCTGCAGGTCCTCGGCCCGGACGATGTGACCTGGATGAACGCGGGCGGAAACACCACGTTCGTGGCAAATAACCTGGGCATCTTTTATCTGCCGCCATGCCGGATCAGAGCTGCCGTGAGCGGCGCGGTTCCATCGGCCGGGGTCTTTGCCCAAGTGGCGCAGGTGTCCGTCCGATGAAAAAGCTGCTGACGCTCCTGCTCTCGCTCATCGCCTCGGCGGCCATCGCTGATGTGACGGGGCCGGCTACCGGGACGCTGCCGACCAATGTCGTAGCTCCTGCCAATGGTCAGTGCCTGGTATTTAACGGCACGACGATGCAGTGGGTGAACGCTGCTTGCGGCGCAGGCTCAGGAATAACCGCGCTCACTGGCGGCGTAATCGCGACGGGACCGGGCAGCGCGGTAGCGGTCTTGGGGAATCCATCCGCCTCTACTCTCGGCGGTATCGAATCAGTGGCGCCGGTCTCTCATCAGTGGATCAACTCGATCAACACCTCAGGCGTGCCAGCGCTGTCGCAGCCGGCGGCCACTGATATCTCTGGGCTCGGCACGTTTGCAACGGCCAATGCTGCGACACCTCCTGCGATCGGCGGCACGACACCTGCTGCCGGTGCCTTCACCAACTTCAACTACACCGGCATGTTCACGGGCGCTGCTGGGTCGATAGCGCCAGCGGATCTTGCCGCGGGCCAAGTTCCTGCTTCCGTCGGCGTCCTCGGCTACGACACACCACTCAAAGAGGGTGCAGTCGGCAATCATACCGCTGATGATAGTTCCGCTGTTCAAGCGTGTGTGACTACCGGGGCCTGTTACTTTCCTGCTGGATATATCTACAAGGTCACGGTGCCGATTCAGATTCCCACGGGGGCTGATGTTGAAGGCGCCAACGGCGCGACCACAGGGTTATTGGGCTCAAGTGTAGTTGGAGGGGTGGTTCAGGTAGGTAATGGCGGAACGAGCAGGATTCTGGACGTAACCCTGCGGAATTTTCGTATCCTTGGCAGTGCGACTTATTGTTTGAAGGTCAACCATGCAACGCTACTGGTGTTCGATAACATCAGTTGCGCGTGGGATCAGACCAACGATGCCGCTTACGCACAGCCCAATTGGGGATGGGGCGCATTTTACATAGATTATTCGTTCGATAATTCGTTCACTAGTCTCAATAATCAGGGATCTATTGATGGCGGCACGCTCACTCTGGCTGGCGCCAGCGGTGGCGGCGGCGTGGATGGGCAAACTTCTGCTACATCAATATCAACGACCAATACGCTCGGGCTCATCAATACAAAGTACCCGGTCATTTTCTCCAACGGTGATCAGCGCGTAATCACAGTCACTGGCTGTCCGGGTGGTTGCGTGGCGTCATGGACAACTGCCTTAAGGTCAGGCACTACCATAACTGCAGGTGTTTACGGCATAGGCTTTTTTGGCGGCGGTGCGTTCAACGCGAATCACGTGACCAACTTAGGTGTGAATGGAGTTGCTTACGGCACTTATTTGAACGATGTTTTTGGCAGCGGTGCGAGCAATGCAAGCACGTTCAACGAAGTAACAAATCAGGGCTGCGCGGTCGGCCTGTTTATTGGCGGTCATGCGGGAGAGGTTTTCAATTCTATTTATAGTGAGAATGATGGCCAGGCTATTATCGTTGGGGATTATTCGCAGAACCTTGGCGCCGTTGGCATCACACTAAATTCCCCGGGCATTACTTCGTACGCAACCACTAGTACTGGCACCTACCAAGGAGTGCCATCGCTCTCGGCTATTCGTATTGGCTATGGCTCCGGTGTCACCATCAGCAACGTTGGGCGGCTGTTCTACAACTATCACGGCCTAGCCCCAGTCACCATTACGCGCAATGGAGCGGACAGCACGGGTACGGCGGCGATGGGATTGGCGTTAGTCGGTTACGACGGGACAGTGAAGTCAGTTGTGCTGACGAATCCAGGCTACAACTACACCGCCGCGCCGACCTGTTCGATTGGCGCAGGAACGTGGGGCGGTAGCAGCGCCACATGCACAGTGAGCTACGGAAATGTGGCGACGTTCACGGGGTCAACTAGCGGCACTACGCTGACTGTATCCGCCGTTTCTGCCGGAACCATCGCTCCTGGACAGGTGCTTACTGGCGGCACAGTGTCCGCCAATACCTATATAACGTTCGCCGCCAACGGGTCCACGCTTACCGGCAATGGAGGCGTTGGCACTTATGCCATCAACAATTCTCAGACAGCTTCAGCCACGGGCTCGTCTGCTATTACATCTTTAGCCGTGGGAGCTGCAGGCTCTGGGTATGGCAGCGGTTATGCACCAATTCTTGTGGGCGCAGTTGAGGGTCTTAAAATTACCGGGATGCTTGGCGAAAAGTATCCTAACGCATTCCCGATTTGGGCTTACGTGGCGCGCTCTACTATCGATGGCTTTACGCGACCCACCAGTATGGCATTGGAAGGCGACTACGACGTGTTTGGAAGCAGCGGATATTCCTACCCCATAACTATTCGGGCCGGTGGGTTCACGTCAACTCTGTCGCTTCTCATTGATACCGATTACGGTTGGGGAACGGTCTACCACACTCTGATCACACCGCCAAATTACCCATGAGGTTAGCATGAAAACTAAAATCATAGCCGGAGTCACGGCGTTCTTCCTCACGTGGGCGATGATGGCCGTTGCCACATTGGGGCCGCAGAGTGTGGTGACCAGCACGACCAACACGATAACGCTGAACAATGGGACGTTGATGACGTTCCCCGCTGCTGCGGCTACGATCGCACCAGCCTTGTCGATTCCTCTTGGAACGGCAACATTCGCGATAGGGTCAAATGTCACCTCAGTCGCCTGTGCTACCAGCTACTCATGCAACAACACGCGCGGCACGTTGACCATCGTAGGCGGCACGGCGACTACCGGGACGATTGCCACTGTGTCTTTCTCGGCCGCTATTGCTGCTGCTCCCGCGTGCTTCGCTAAAATGAACGGCGGTGCAGCAACGTTCGATATCGGTACTGGTGTGCCTTCGACGACTGCTTTCACGATCACGGCAGGGCTAACTGTGGTCGGGGCCACGTTCAACGTGGATTACTGGTGCCAGCCATGATGAACGCCTGGCTTATCCTCTGGTGCATGCTCGAAGCGGCGCTCCTCACGGCGCTGATCGGCAAGCTGCGGGGAAGGCGGCTTGTGTGGACGAAGAAGCGCACAGGATGAGGAAGGTAACGAGGAATTATCTATGAAGGAACAAAACGTTTCGACCCCGCTGCGAGCGTTGCGCAAGCGCGTAAGCTGCGGTAAATTAGACATGACGTTCATGACGAGCCTCGTGTACACAGGCCAAGTGCCGGCGAGCGGAAGCGTAGACGTCGTTTCAAGGTTGATGCGCCATGGTAAGTCCGGAGAGACGGGCGTCGGAGAAACCGTAAAGTCTCCCAAGGCACATGGTTGTAAGGGGTCTGCAGCCCCGCGTCCAGGTGAGAGCCGCAAGGCTCTGGTGAGGGACAGCACTTCACTCGGACGTCCGTCAGCGGGAACGAGGCACTGCGAGCATTGGCCAGCCGACCAAGGCATTCCAGCTGTTGCGAGGCATGGAAGGCAAATGCGAGCGGCGTCATGAACACCGGGAAACGACTGCTGATCTTGCTCGCCCTTCTGTTGCCGCTGACGTGCCTCGCACAGAGCCCTGGCGTCGGGCTCGACGCGCTGCCTTCGGCCTTGGTCTATTGATAGGATAAAAGCGAAGCGCATGAGGATTTACTGAGGGTGGCCGCCGCCGCCCCACAATTGATCCCGCAGGCGAACGCGACGCCGTCGCTTGTCTTTCCGAGCACGACCTCGAGCGGTTTAACGACGACGCCCTCCACCGGGCCCACGCCACAGATTGTGCCCACGGTGGGCTCGACCGCGCCTTCCGCCTCGCCCAATACGCCGCTGCCAGGTGCGACGGTGGCGCCTCCGGGCGGTCCTCCGCCGCCCACCACGCCCTCGAGCCGCGCACCATCCGTCTCGAGCATCATTCCAGGCGCAACCTCGGTGCCCATCAGCGGCAATACCACGATCGCGCCGGTGAATCAAAGCGAACTCGTCTCTGGTCAGCTCAACGATATCCTGAAATCAGGCTCGCCCTACACGCAGCTCGCGCGCAGTCAAGCATTGCAGGCCGCATCCGCTCGCGGCCTTCAGAATTCGAGCATCGCCGCTGGCGCGGGCGAAGCCGCTGCGATCTCGGCCGCGCTGCCTATCGCACAGGGAAATGCGACCAATGAGCTCACGGTCGAGCAGGCGAATCAGCAAGCGCTCAACACCTCGGCGCAGATCCAGCAGCAGGCCACCGCGACCCAGCAGACGCAGAAGCAGCAGATTGAGGAGCAAACGCAGTCCACATTGGTCACGCAGGCTGCCGCGCTCACCCAGCAGTTGACCAACACGCTGACCGCTCAGGCGCAGCAGGGCACGATCAACTTCACCCTGCAGGCCCAAACGGAAGCGGCCAACATCAACCAGATTCTCACGCAGGGCAATGTCAACTCGATGTTGTCGGCGCAGCAAAGCACGCAGCAGATCCAGCAGATCAACCAGACGAGCCTGGATACGATCAACCAGATTGATTCGCAGGCCAAGGCGAACGCCTCACAGGACGGCCCCGCGTTGCAGGCCCAATACCTGACTGGCGTGACCAACATCATGAATGCGACGGCGGCCCAGATTCAGGCGATCTACCAGACGACCGGCCTTTCAAGCACCCAGCAGCAAGCCGCGGTGCTCACTGCGAATCAGCAGATGCAGGAGAACATCAATAATCTTGCAGCCTACTACGCCAGCTCACCGCTGTGGGATACGGGCCAGCAGCCCACGCCGATCCCGGCGTCCGCGATTCCGAAGCCAGTGGCGCCAGTTGCAACGCTGCCCAGGCCAACGCCCACGCCAACGCGCACGTCCACGCCCGCGCCCACAGCGCCGACCGCGACCACGCCGACCAGACGATATTCAGGCTATCCGACGACTACGGGCTTTGGGATGCCAGCATGATCCGTCACGCACTACTGCAAGACGTGCCGGCGATCGAGAAGCTGCTGCTGCGCGCGAAGCGGCGCACTGAGCTTTGCACTGTGAAGGTGAACTTCGAGAAGGGACGCAAAAACATCCGCCGCTGCATTCAAAGCGCGCTTGGCTTTGCGATGGTGGCCGAGCGCGGGGAGAAGATCACCGGGACACTGCTCGCGATGCAGTGCGAGTATTGGTACTCAAACGAGCGCTACGTCACCGATATGGGATTCGTCAGCTACGCGCGCGGGGATGGTCGGCTGCTGCTGCGGCGCTGCCGCTCTTGGGCGGACGCGCATGGTGCGAAGATGCTGATGGGCACGTTCTCGCTCGATCCAAGGGGCGCGATGCGGCGCGTGTACGAGGGCGAGGGGCTCTATATGGCTGGGCACACGTTCGTGAGTGAGAAGCCAATCAACGTTCCGAACATAAGGATGGTGCCATGTCACATTTCTTCAACCAGGTAGGAAAAGTTTTCAGTGCAGTGTGGGATTTTATCCGACCAGTTGTTGAGGTCGTGGCCATCGCGGCTGCGGTTTATTTCACTGCAGGCCTTGCGCTCTCGTACTTTCCGGCCACGGCGGGATTTGCCGCAGCTATGCCGGGCTTTGCGAGCACCACGGGTGTGGCAGGGGAAGGCGTCTTTAGCTCGCTTGCCAGTTCGATTGGTATGGGCGGCGGCATCCAGGCAGGCGCTGCCGCAGATGCGTCCCTAGCCGCTGATGCGGGCTTTGCCACGGCCGCGACGAATGCCAGCGCGGGAATTACCGCCGCTACAGCCTCACCGGCGGCTGACACTGCTGTCGGTGCGAGCGTTGCGCCCGGTGGCGTTGCAGTGGCTCCGGCGAGTGTCGGTGGTGGCATAGGGACGGCGGCTGCCGCTCCGGCGGCCGTCGACACCGCAGCCTCCGTTGCCGGCTCGAGTGCATCGGCCGCGGCTGTATCAGGTGCGCTCACCAATAAGCTGCTGCTGGCATCGGTCGGCACGCAGCTGATCTCGGGGCTCACCGCCCCTTCGCCGACCGATATCGCCGCGGCCAAGGCCGGCTTCTATGGCTCCTTCTATGGTAAGGATGCGAGCGGCGCCGGCGCACCCACGCCCAATCTGTCGGTCGGGCCGCAGGCCGAGCTAATATCGCCGCTCGCCTCTGGCGCCCAACCCATTCCTGGCGTCAACGTGCCCAGCGTGCAGAACGCCGCGCCCGCGCCCGGGCTAGCAGGCTTTCAGGGTGTGCAGCAGGCGCAGTTGATCCCAGCGGTGCCGAGTGGCGCGATGCCCGCGCCTGGCGCTGCGCAGGGTAATCAGCTCACGGCAGCGGTGCCGTTGGCCAAGCCGCAGCTCATTCCATCAGGGGCGCCTAAGCCGGCGCCTGCGGCCGTATGATTCCAGTCGCCACCATCCCGCCGGATCCGGGGCCGCAGACGCCTTCAGCCCCTGGCGTGTCACCGCCCCCGCCTGCGCCCGCCTCACAGCCGCCGCCTGGTTCACCGGGCGCGCAGGCAGGCCCCGGGCCCCCGCCTCAGAGCCCCGTGGGTCCACCAGGCGCCACGCCCCCATCTCCCGGCGGCGGAGCACCACCTGGTGGCCCCGCGGGTGCTCCGGAGACCATGGATCAGGGTGATCCGCGTCCGCGTCTCATTCCCGGTTCAGATGCCACCAGCGGCAACGTGCCGGCGAGCCCGCAGGAGCAGAACGATCTGCGCCAGACGCTCATCAAGGCCGGCCAGATGATCCACAAGCCTAGCAGCCGCGATGCCGTGCTCAACAGCCTGCATCAGCCGGATATGACCGTGGCACAGGCCGTGGGGAAAACTGCAGCGCAAATTCTTATGACGGTCGACGGCCAGAAGCAGGCCGTCACGCAAACCGCGCTTTCGCACGACGTGCTCTACCAGGCGGCGCGCTACGTGATCCCCGAGCTCATGGATATCGGCATCAGCGCCGGCATCTTCCCGATCAGGCCACCCCCAGGTGGCACGGCGAGCCAAGGCAAGGGCGGCAACGGCCAGGATCAGGGCCCAGGCGTTGGCAACGATCCGTACAACAAATCGATTCGCATGGCGATGTTGGAAGCCACGAAGGTATATGGCGAGGCACAGCTCAAATCCCCAGGCGCGGCGCAGATGACCGAACAGGCGCAGAACGATTGGGCCAATCAGGTGCGCCAGGAGGTGCAGTCTGGCAAGGCCGATCCGCGTTACATGGCGATGGCAAGACCCGGAGGCGGCGGTGCAGGCCCGCAGGGCGCACCAGCGCCTGGCGGTCCTCCGCAGATCATTCCTAGCGGCCGGGCTGCTCAAGGGGCGCCTTCATGAGGACCAACAGCGGCCTGAACTGGTCAAATATCTCCGCTGGCTTCGCTGGCGCAAGTCAGGGCTTATCGCAGGCCGCCGACATCAAGGCGCGCGAGCAGCTTGAGGAACTCCGAGACCAGCGCGCAGCGAACCTTGCGCGCATGACCTTCGGCTGGAAGGCGCAGCACGACGTGAACATGCTCGAGCGTACGGAGGCCGGCGCCAACATTCGCGCCCAGGCCTCGGAGACCGGCGCAAACATTCGTTCTGCCGCTCAAATCGCCGGCCAGAAGGAGACCACCGCGCGCGAATACCAGATGCAGCTCAAAGGCCAGGAAAACTACCTGACCAGAATGAATCAGATGAACGAGTACAACCGCGCGCGCGATGAATCCAAGCAGAGCGCTGAAAATGAGCTGAGACAGCAGGGGCTACGCGCCGCGAATCGGCAGGAAATGCAGCGCATGACCCTGCAGTATGAACAGGAGATTCGCAAGATCGACCAGGCCATCAGTGTGTCCGCCAAAGAACACGAATTTGAATTGCCCGATCCCAAAGATCCGAGCTATGACGCGGTCGCGGCAAGGCATCCGGAACTCGGCAAATTGCTAGAGCAGCGCGCCGAACTCGGACAGCAGAAAACCATCGCCCTGTATAACTACACGATGGCGGGCGCCCAGCTTGGGGATAAGGATTTCATGGGGGCAAATCAGCCGTTGCCCCCGGCAGCGCCTTCAGGCGCAGCGCCCTCGCTGATACCCAGCGGCGGCGGTACTGCTACGCCAAACAATCCGCTCGAGCCTTCCGCCCAGCTGCCACGCTATCCTGGGATGAATCCAGCCGACAACGTGCCTGCGACTGCCGCACCTCCCCCTAGCGGCCCCACTGCCGGCTCCGCTGCCGGCAGATCGGCGCCTACCTTCGCGCCACCGCGAGCGCCCATAACGAGCATGGTGGGCCCGCTCATGAGCCCGCCGCAAATCATCCCGGGGCGAGCCTTGCAAAGCCAAGCCCCGATGCCTGGCGTCAACATGCCAGCAGGGGCCGGTGCGTTTCCCGGTATCGGCAATCCTATGGGCGCGCCGCCCTCGCTGATCCCGCAACAGGGATACTAGGTCCGTGGCCGATTTTCCGGACTCGGCGCCGGATTGGATCAAGCAGCTTCAGACAGCTCCTGGTCCCACCGCTGACACGCTGCAAGTTCAAAGTCCAGCCAATGGGCTGTGGTACACGCTGCCGCGGATACCGGACGACTTCAAGGCGCCCCCCATGCCGCCGCCACCGCCCCCGCCAGGGCCTGGGCTTTTCGAGCGCGCATGGGATACCGCCAAGGCGATCCCTGGCGAGGCGATGGCCCAGATCAGCCCCTCTGAGGCCTATCACGAGAACGTCGCAGCCGATGCAGCGCGTTGGACGCAGGCGCATCCCGACAGCCTGTTAACTGAGGTCGCGCGGCATAGCCTAGGACTGATCCCGGGAGCAGCGCCCCTGGTCAGCTCGATGGTCAACCGGGATTCTGCGATCTGGCCTGAGTCGCCTGAGCAGCAGGCCGACATCGCCGCACGTGCGGCGGCGCCGGCGCCGGGCTTTCTTGAGGGCCTGAAGAACGCGGCCACGCTATTTCAGGAGCACCCGGGCGCACTCGTCGGCCAGCTCATTCAGCAGACGGCCGAGAATCCGCAGTACCTGATCGGCGGGGATCTCGGCTTGACCGCGGCAGCAGCGCGCATCGCCAAGAGCGCGGGAGCCGCGGACGCTGCGGCCAAGACGGCAGGAGCTCTGGGACGTGTCGCAGGCCAGTCGGGCAGCTTTGCCGCGCTCACTGCCGGCACCGAAGCGGTCCACGAAGCGGGCGCAGGCGCGCTTGATCCGGAGAAGATCAAGGAAGCTGGCGAGCAGGGCGCGGTCATTGGTCCTGCGGTCGATAGCATCCTGCGTCTGGCGAGCGGGCGGCCGGTGATGCGTGTCACCCTCGATGAGCTTAAAAAGGGCCTGGATCGCGGCCCGCAGCCCGCCGCCGGCGAGCCATTGCTCGAAGGGCCACCAGGCAGCACCGGAGGCGGTGGCGGCGCAGCGGGCGCCCCAGCGGCTCCCAGCGCCCCTACCGGCACGCTCTCTCAGCTCGCCACGCGAGCGCGCGAAGCAGGAGTCGCCCCGGAGGACATACACCCAATCATGGCCGATCGGTTGCGGCGCAATATCTCGGATGACGAGGCACGCACACAGGTTCAGCACCTCATCGATGCGGCGACCGTCGCGCCGGCAAGGACGGCGGCGAAGGCACCAGAGCGCAAGAAGGAGGAGACGCCAAAAGAGGAAGTGACAGAGCCCGCGACCGCGAGTAAAGTCGCTGAGTCTCCCACGCAGCCCTCGTCCGAGGCGAAGGCCGAAGAACAGACCGCCAGGGCAGAAGGCCCAGCGGCTGGCGAGCAAGCTGGCGCCCCGGCCCCTGCTGCAGCGGCCGGCGGCGCGGAGCAATCACCAAAACCAAATGAGGCGCAGACGCCTCAGACTGGCGACGTATGGCGCGTCGGGTTTGCTGGCGATGAGGGACGCAAGGAGCCCTACGAACTGACGGTCGGCGGTGGTCGGATGCTCGCGCGGCAGGAAGGCGCCGGTGACGACGTGCCGTTTGTTGATGTGACACCGAGGGCCGGCGAGTCGCTGCAGGATGCGCTGGTCAGGAAACTAGCGCCCCCGCATGGCGCAGAACAGCAGATCGAGGCGGTGCAGCGACCTGCGGCTCCGACGCCCGACGAGCACGGGATCGTCAAGACGAAAGTTGCCGGCCAGCCGGTTGAGATCGCCCATGCGCCGACTCCCCTGCAAGAACAGGCTGGAAACTTCAAGCAGGGACACATAACGATACCGTTAGATGGCGGCATCCCGGTCACTGTGCAGAAGGCCGCAGGCATGCAGCGCAGCGGCGTCGATCAGGACGGCAAGACCTGGACGTCCACCCTGAAGCACGACTATGGGTACGCGAAAAGGACGATTGGCGCCGACAAGGAACCGATCGACGTTTTCGTAGGGCCAAACCCAGAGTCGAAGCGTGCCTACGTTGTCGACCAGAACAGCGTCAAAACCGGCGATTTTGACGAGCACAAATTAATGCTCGGATTCAATTCGCGCGAAGCTGCCAGCGATGCCTACCTGTCTAACTATCCCAAGGGCTGGACCGGCCGCGGCCATGTCACGCCCATGTCAATCGAACAGGCAAAGGACTGGCTCGATAATGGCGATACGAAGGCGCCGGCGCACGGCCAACAGTTGCTGCCGGCGGCTCCCGCGGCTATAGTCGCACCATCACAACCTGAGAAACCAGCGATAGGCCCACCGGAGACAGCTCCGGCAGCGGGCGCGGTAACTGAAACACCCCCGCAGCAAACAGCGGAAGCTGCGGGGGCAATCCCAGAAGAACCATCCACGCTTCGCGGCCAACTCGCGGCCAAACCCGCCGAGGCACCGGCGCCTGAAGCCGTCGCGCATCCGCCAGCCCAGTTGCCGCATGTCGAGGGTGGCCTGTCTGAGCCAGAGCGCAAGGTTGTCGCCGATCTGGGCGCAAAGCTGTCCGTCGGTGCTCTGACCGCCAAGGATGCCCGCGGCGTCTACGAGCAACATGTGGGCGAGAAAGCCATCGGCGCCCACGCCAAGCGAGCCGAGGAGCTCACCGAGCTCGCCGTGGTGCATTCAGCGCGCGACGTCGTCACCAGTGCCCCGGTCCCGCATGAGGCGTTCGATAAGCTCGTCGATCTGTACGGCCGTCAGCCCACTTTCGGTACCCGCACGTCCACGAGCGTCGAACAGCAGGCGTATTCGACGCCAGCTCCGCTCGCTTATGTCGCAAGCCATCTCGCAGGCATCACTCCATCGACGACGGTACTCGAGCCGACAGCGGGCAATGGGATGCTGCTCATGGCTGCCAGCCCAAAGAATGCGACCGTCAATGAGCTGAATCCATCGCGGGCGGCGGCGCTTCGCGAACAGGGCTTTAACGTCACGACCAAGGATGCGGTGCGTGCGGACTTTGGGCCGCCAGTCCAGGCGGTGATCGCGAACCCTCCGTTTGGCGTGGTTCGAGACGAGTCGGGTGCGTCGCGCAACTTTAGCGTTGAGATGCCAGCTGGCAAAGCTTTCGAGACGCACGAGATCGACCACGCTATTGCCCTCCACGCTCTGGACTCGATGATGGACGACGGTCGCGCCGTGCTCATCATCGGCGGCATCAATAAGCTCGCGCGCACCGAGGAAGCCCGATCGGATGCCTACAACGGCGCCGCGAAGCGCAAATTCTTCTACGCCCTGCATCAGAACTATAACGTCGCCGATCACTTTACAGTGGCGGGCGAGCTCTACGCCAAGCAAGGGGCGGCTTGGCCCGTAGACGTTGTCGTGATCGCAGGGCGCGGCAAGAGTGCCAAGGTGCTGCCAGCCGTGGAAGTGCCGCGGGTGTATAATTCGTGGGCGGATTTAAAGCCGCTGTTGGATCAAACCTATGAGCAGCCTCATCGCATGGAGCCCAGTGTCGGAGAGCAACGGCCCTCTGATATTCAGCGTGCAGCTCCACCCGCAGCAGAAGCTGGACACACTGCTGTACCTGGGCCTGTTATCCGACCGAGTGCAGGGGATGCTGGACCGGAGCCAGGACCAGAGCGAGGCGTCGAACCAGTTGCAGGACATCCTGGAGTCGGGCGGGGTGTGGCCAGGCCGGATGAAACTGCGGGAGGGCTCGGAGGCGAACGACCTGGTGGCGTCGAACCCGAGCCTGCTGCGCCGCCTGCGCCAGTTGGGCCTGCCGCAGAACCTGCAGGACTCGAACCTGGTGGAACAGCTCTCGGCAAAGCAGCAGATATTGGCGGACAAGGCGGAGCCGCGCAGCCGCCTGGAGAGCTGGGCGAGCGCCGTGTCCCAAATGCGTTAATCGAAGGGCCGCAGCAACCCTACGAGCCGGCCAGTAGAGAAGGCGCGATCGGCACGCTGGTGCCGACCAACATGCGCACGGCGATCGGCACAGCGCTCGATAAACTGCAGGATAAAGTCGGGCCCGTAGATCGTTACGTCGCCCAGGAGCTTGGCTATTCCCCGGAGGAGATCGGCAGGTACTTCTCAGCCGAGCAGCTCGATGCGCTGGGCCTTGCGCTCTCGCAGATGAAATCCGGCAAGGGCTTCATCATCGGGGATCAAACAGGCATCGGTAAGGGGCGCGTGGTGGCCGGCGTGATTCGCTGGGCGCTCAAAAACGGTCAGACGCCGATCTTCGTCACCGAGAAGCCGAATCTCTACGCCGACATGTACCGGGATCTGACCGATATTGGGGTGCAGGATATTCGTCCCGTGATGACCAATGGAGCGGAGAAGGTGCCGCTCGATGATGCCGGTAACGTCACGCTGCGAACGCCAAGCTCCGAGCGCCACAACGCTCTGATGAGCGAGATGGCCGCCAAGGCTGACCTTGGCGAGCACAACATGATCTTCACCACTTATAGCCAGATGCAGACGCTCAAAGGCGCGATGACGCCGCGCATGCAGTTCCTGGCCGCTTTCGCGCCCAACGGCGTGACAATCTTCGACGAGTCACACAACGCCGGCGGCACGGACGTGGGGGGACGTGCGAAGAAGGCCGACCAGGAGCAAGGCAAAACCGGCCGCGCAGGTTTTGCGCGTCACCTGGCCAAGCTAGCCAAGGCCGTGTTCTACAGCTCGGCGACCTACGCCAAGCGGCCGAGCGTGATGGACCTGTATTTCAAGACCGACATGGCGATGGCGGTCGACAACGATGTGAAGAAGCTGCCCGCGGCGATCACTGCCGGCGGCGTGCCCTTGCAGCAAGTCGTGGCTTCCATGCTCTCGGATGCCGGTCAATACATCCGGCGCGAGCGCTCCTTCGCAGGCGTTGAATACAACACGCCCGTCGTGCCGGTAGATCGTAAGGCGGCCGAAGCAATTTCGGCGGTAATGCTCGCCGTCAAACAGTTCGACGATATCAAGCAGATCGCGCTCAAGGGGATCAAGAAGGAACTCAAGCGCGAAGCGGGCGCGCTTGCCGCCGATCAAGCGCTAAGTCCTTCGTCTACCAACTTCACCTCGGTCATGCACAACCTGATCGATCAGATGCTGCTGGCGCTTAAAGCCGACGCGGCGGCGGATCTTGCCATCGAAGCCATCAAGCGCGGAGAACACCCAGTCGTCACCGTGGCGAACACGATGGGTTCGTTCCTGGAGAGCTACGCCGAGGAGGCGGGGCTCAAGAACGGGGATGCGATGGCGCTCTCCTTCGGCAATCTGATGGCGAGATATCTTGAGCGCTCGCGCGACGTCACGACCAAGGCCAACGACGGCACTGTGACGCGGCGCCAAATCCTGGATGAGGAACTCGGGCGCGAAGGCGTGGCCAAGTACGAGGCGGTCAAGGAGCTCATCAAGCGCACACCGGGCCTTAAGGGCGTGCCGGTCAGCCCGATAGACTGGTTGCACTACCGCCTCAATAAGGCCGGCTACAAGACCTCGGAGATCACCGGCCGCACGCACACGCTGCGCTATAGCGACACCGATAAGCACCCGACCTATCAGCTGCGCGGCTCCAAGGAGACCTCGATCGCCGGGCGCCGGCGCGCGATCATGGGCTTCAACAGCGGCGCGCTCGATGCGCTGATCATCAACCAGGCAGGAGCCACCGGCCTATCGCTGCACGCTTCTGAGAAGTTCAAGGACAAGCGCAGACGGCGCATGGTGATCGCCCAGGCCGAGCGCAATATCGACACGCACATGCAAATGCTCGGGCGTGTGCATCGCACCGGCCAAGTGGTGGCGCCGGCGTACGACCAGCTCGTCGCCGATATCCCTGCCGAAAAGCGCCCCGCCGCAGTGCTCGCAAAGAAAATGGCGAGCCTGAACGCCAACACGACGGGGGCGCGCTCGAGTCAATTCTCTGCCAAGGACACGTTGGACTTCGACAACCAGTACGGCGATGAAGCGGCGGCCTCAATGATGGAGGACATGCCGGAGATCCACGAGATGCTCGGCGAGCCGCTCAAGGACACCGACACGGGATTGGAGCGCGATGGCGCGGCGCGCAAGGTGTCGGGGCGCCTACCGATGCTCGAGGTGACGCAGCAGGAGGCGTTCTATGAGCTGTTCGCGCAGAACTTTCAGGAGTTGCTCGATCGCGCCAATGCGCTGGGCGAGAACGCTCTTGAGGCGAAAACGCTCGCGCTCGATGCAAAGCCTGTGTCAAAGACTGAGCTCTTTCCGGCCAAGGTAGCCACCGACAGTCCCTTCGGCGCCGGCGCCTACGCGAACACGATGGACGTCAAGCGGCTGGGTAAGCCCTACACCAGCGAGCAGGTGCGTGAGCGGCTAGCGGAAAACGCCGGTTTCGGCAAGGAGGAGGCAACGCGCCACGACATCCATGCGGCTCTGCGCGAGCAGTGGCGCGAGCGCGTCGAGAAGAACATGGATGACTTTCAGACCTATCTGACGGCCGAACGGGCGAAGATGGCCGATTCGGACATGAAGGAGGAAGCGCAGGAGGGCCGTGTTGCGATGCTCACGCAGCAGGCAAGCCAGTGGCACGAGATGGCCAAGGAGCTCGTGCCGGGGAAAATGTATAGCCTACGCACGCCCGAGGGCACGACGTACTACGCGGTGCTACAGAAGATCGAGCGCAAGAAAGGCGTGAGGATGCCCACAGCGCGTGGCTCATGGCTTGCGCACTTTGATGTGGCCGACGGCATGCGTGAGATCACCTTCCCGTTTTCCAAGCTCTCGACCGATCTGGATACCGTCGGCGGCCTGGGCAAGGTGCAGGTCGAGCGAGCCTCACATCACGACATCACGCGCACAGACATCATGCAGCTGTTCGACGAAGGTCAGACCGTCAGCCGCGAGAAGCGCGTGCTCGTGACGGGCAACCTGCTCGCCGGCTTCAGCAAGGTCGGCCGCGGCCAGATTGCCAACTTCACCGATCACGAGGGCAATATCCAGCAGGGCGTGCTCATGCCCCGCAGCTTTGACCTTGCAAAGTTCGCTGAAAGCCAGCCCGTGCAGCTCACCAGCGAGCAGGCTGGGCGCTTCCTCGAGGACGTCGGCCAGGGGATCGTGCGCAGCTCGGACAACGTCGTGACGATCAGAAACTACGGGCCGAATCTGCTGCTGCAGGTGCCACGCTCGAAAGCGGAAGGCGGTAAGTATTTCCTCGACCAGGGGCTACGCGACATCGTTGGCGACTTCACCAGCGGCTCGAGCTCGATGCGCGTCACCTTTGATCGGGACCAGCTGCCGGCGGTACTCAGCGAACTATCGAGCCGGTTCGATCAGAAGTTCTACACCGACACGTTCAAGGAGGAGGCGCAGAAGGCCGGGGGCTCGGTGCTGGGTCAGGCGAAGAAGCAGGCCACCTCTTATGCGCGTCCAGCGCCGACGCTGCGCCGCGCGATCGAGGCACGCCGCGCCACGAAGCTCGCCCCGAACGTGGCAGATTACTTGAAGCGCGTTGAGACGGCGCTGCGCGGACATGCCCAGGTGCAGGTGCATGCGAACCCGAAGGAATTTGGAGAAGCCATTGATCAGGACGTACCACCGGATGTCGCCGGCGCCTACACCTCGGACGACGGCACCTTGCACTTCGTCGCCTCTAATCTGCCGGACGTGGCCGCAGCTCAAGCGATTTTCCGTCACGAGGGCTTTGGCCACCTCGCGATGGAGAAGTCACCGGACTTCGAAAAAGCGCTGGCGATGGTCGGACAACTGCGAAAAATGGGTGGAGCGAAGATCAAGCGACTGTATGACGACGTGGAGCGTCGATATCCCGGAGCGGACAATACCACCCTGTCAAAGGAGGTAATCGCCACGATGGCCGAGCGTGGCGTCAAGAACGCCATCGTCGATCGAGCTATCACCGGGGCGCTCTCGCTGCTGCGCAAGATGGGTATTGAGACGCCGCCGGCCGAGGCTGAACTGCGGCAGATGATCGTACAGGCCGCTCGCGGGCTACCGGTCGAAGCCAGGGCGCTCTCAGGACTCGATCGAGTGGAAGCCTACGCGGCCGAGGCCCACGTACAGGCAGGGCGCGAGGGCGCCGCCATGGACGCGCTGGGCCGCGTGCTGCCCGAATCGGATGCGATCGACGCTCTGAGCGCCGCCAAGCGCGCCGGCAATACCCGGGCGATCGAGATCCTCAAGGATCTGCAGGACGATGCTTCGGTCGGGGATAACGACAATCCTCCGCTGATCGAGGACGCCTACCATCCGGTGGAGGCTTCCATTCCACGCGAAGTGCTCTTTGCGCGTCACGCGCCGATGGACGCGGAGACGAAAGCTGCGCGCGACAAGGTCATGGACCCGGACGGCCGCGATGACATGACGCTGCGCGACCGCCAACGTCTGGGGCTCGCAGCCCTTCGCAAGGTCGATGGCACCGCGATCAAGCAATACTGGATCGATGACCTGGCGAGCATCGCGAAGTGGGAGCGCGAGATCAACGGCGGCAAGCTCAAGGCCGGCGAGGAGAGCCCGCTCAAGGCCGCGCGCAGCGTGCGAAATCTGGCGAGCCAGATGGCAGCGGTGCTCGAGGTAGGCATCCCGGAGCACAAGGACGGGGTGTTTCAGGTGGTCCCCGGTCGCCTGGGGCTCAAAAAGGTTTTCGAGCCGTTGAGCACCAATCCCGACGGCAGCCTGATCAGGCATTTCGAGCTCTATGCAGCCGCGCGACGTGCTTTGCGCCTCATCAACGAGCGCAATCGCGACGGCACGCTGCGGGAAAAGAACTTCACGCAGACCGAGATCGATGCGGGTCTGGCGCTCGCCAAGAAATATCCCGAGCTCGAGCGCGTATTCCATGATCTGCAGGAGGTTTGGACGCAGCTACTCGATCTAGGCGAGTCGGCCGGCACGATCGATCCGGAAGCCAGAAGGATCTACGAGAGGTTCGATTATGTCCCCTTCTATCGCGCGGAGGAGGAGCTCGCCGGCGAGCGTCCGAGCGGCGGCCGATCACGCGGCGGACTAGCGAACCAGCGTGAGATGAGCGGCAGGCTTACGGGCAAGGCGGCCCCGCTGCGCAACATCCTCGAGAACGTGATGATGAACATTGCGAACCAGATGGATGCGGCGCAGAAAAATATCGCCACGCTGAAGGCGGTCGACCAGTTTCAAAACACGTTTGCCTTTAAGGTGCCAAAGGAAGTCGAGGCCGTCCACGTCAGTAACGATCAGATCGAGCGTGCCATGAAGAACATGGGGCTCAATCTAGACCCAAACATGACCGAGTCGCAACGCGAGAGCTGGACGCGCTTCTTCCGGCGCGTGGCTCCGACCGATCGCAACGTGATCCGTGTGATGCGTGACGGTAAGCCTGAATATCACCGCATCCTCGACCCGCTCGTATTGGACGCGCTCACCTCCATCCAGGGCTCACCCAAATGGCTGCGTGATCTGGATAAGCGCCTTTTCGGGATGCTCTCAGGGCCGAAGCGCTTTTACACCGCGATGTCAACCGCGACCCCGATGTACACCGCCAGGCGCTTCCTGCGCGTGATGTTCGATACCGCGATCCAGCAGGGCGGCATGGTGGGACTGCTGACCAACGCGCATCGCGACTTTTACGATTCGATCACGGGGCACAAGGACCTCTACGACATGATGATGGCCGGCGCGGGAGGCGCGCAGGGCTACGATCAGGATCCCGAGCGCGTGCGCCGCATGCTCATCGATTCGTACAAGGGCGGCAATAAAACCGATTACCTCACGAGGGCGGCCAATCCTAAAAACTGGTGGAAGGTGTGGCGAGCGATCCAGAACGCTTCGAAGAACGAGCACATGCTGCGTGTCTATCGTGCCGCTCGAAAGCAAGGGGCATCCGTAGCCGAGGCTGCTTTCCGCGCACGCGACATCGAGGACCTGTCGATGCATGGCGGTGGCGCTATCATGCAGTTCATCAATCGCACGGTGCCCTTTCTCAACCCGCGCATCCAGGGCACCTACCGCATGGCACGCGGCTTTAAGGACAACTGGCGCGGCTACGCGATCCGCGGCGCCATGGTCACGGCGGCCACGCTGGGCCTGCAGGCCTACAACTGGGATAACCCGCGCTATCAAGAACTCCCGGAGTGGGAAAAGGATATGTCTTGGCACGTCTTCATAGGCGATCACCACTTCATGCTGCCCAAGCCCTTCGAGCTCGGGCTGATCTTCGCGACGCTGCCTGAGCGCTTGGTCTCGGCCGGCATGCACGCGATGGGCAAACCAGGCGGCGACACCGCAGGAGAATCGATCGATGCGGCCAAGCGCGCCGTGCTCGATACCTTTGCCTTGAACCCGGTACCGCTGGTGCTGCGCCCCTTGCTCGCGCAGGCCGTGAACGTCAACGCCTTTGGCAACAAGATCCTGACCGACAAGGAGGCTGCTCTAGCGCCCCAGGAGCAGTACAACGACTATACGAGTCCCATGATTCGCGCGATTGCTGGCAACCTACCTGGCAAGTACAGCTACACGCTCAACTCGCCGGCGCGTCTGCAGGCGCTTGTGCAAGGCTATACCTCAAGCCTTGGCATCACCCTCCTCGATGGCGCCGATCGGCTCACACGGCGCGGCTTAGGGTATCCGGATGCACCTTCGAGCTCGGTGATGGAGTCGGCCTTCAAGTCGTTCTACCAGTCGGGCGAGCCGACCACGACGAAGTACACCCCTGAGCTCTACGACTTTCGCGAGCAGGCGGACAAGGCCTACAACACTCTCATGGCGCTCTCGGCCGATCATCGGATGAAGGAAGCGCGCGCGTACCTGCAGGACAACAAGAAGCTGCTGCAACTGCGCCCCATGCTCAACGCACTTGGCAAGGACATGAAGGAGCTGAATAAGCAGCAGGCCATGGTGATGGAGAGTACCAACCTCACCGCGGATCAGAAAAAGGCACGCATCGATAAAATCACGGCGCAGAAGAACGCCATTGCCCGCCACGTCGCGCCGTTCGAGGACTATTTCTGATCCAGCTCGCTCAGCAGCAGCCGATCATCTCCCCGACCGACGATCGGCTGATGGACTTTTCGGCCGATTGCTACTACGACCCGCTCACCTGGGTGCTTGGCATCTATCCTTGGACAAAGCAGGGTACGTTCCTCGCCAAGGAGCCCGGGCCCGATGTGTGGCAGATCGAGGCGCTGCGCGCAGTGGGCACCGAGGCGCTGCTGGTTGACACGGGGAGAGCCGCGACCAACGCGGTGCAGATGGCGATCGGCTCGGGACACGGCGTGGGCAAGGGCGCGCTGCTGTCCTGGGTAATCCCCTGGTGGCTATCCACGCGCCTGCGGCCGCGCATGAACTGCACCGCGGGCACCGATACGCAGTTGAAAACAAAGCTGTGGCGCGAGATCAACAAATGGAACTCCGTGGCGGCCAACGGGCATTGGTTTAGCTGGGCCGCGCAGTCCTTCAAGCTACGCGAGAATCCGCTCGCGGTTGCAGACGCCATCCCGTGGAGTGAGAACAATCCGCACGCGGTCGCAGGCCTTCACGAGGGCGATCCGGCCGTGATCATGGACGAGGCGAGCACGGTGGCCGATATCATCTGGACGACGCTCGAGGGCGCCTTCACAACGCCCGGTGGCCTTTGGATGGCCTGCGGGAATCTCACCGAACCATCCGGTAAATTTTACGATTGTTTCAAAAGCAACCGCAAATACTGGCTGACCTTCAATATCGATGCGCGCACGGCTCGCAAGGCCGACAAGGTGCGCATCGCACAGTGGCAGGACCAGTACGGGGAGGATAGCGACTTCTTTCGCGTTCGCGTGCTGGGCCAGGCGCCCAAGGGCGGGGCAACGCGCCTGTTCACCGCTGAGCTGCTGGACGCCGCCGTTGCGCGCGTGATCGAGGAGGACTGGCTGCACGATGAGACCCCGCTGGTGATGGGGATCGACCCCTCCGGGGGCGGGGAGGCTGTGACAGCGATTGCGCTGCGCCGAGGCCCAATCTTGAAGGAGATCATCCGATTCTCCGAATCGAACCACATGCGCTGCGCGAGCCTGATCGCGGGCTATCTTTCGAAGTACAAGCCCGACTACGCCTTCATCGACTGTCATGGCTTGGGTAAAGGCATCTTTGATCGCCTCAAGCAATTGGGCTACCCGCAAGTCATGGAGGCCTATGGGGGGGATCGCTCGGCAGTAGTCGACAAGCTCAATTATTACAATCCGAGGGCAGAGTGGTGGGGCCGCATGGCCGAGTGGCTGCGGGTATCTAAAATCCCGAATGACCGGGACCTGCGCGATCAGCTCCTGGGTCAGCCGATGGAGCGCCGGCAGATGCGGCTGCAGCTAATGTCGAAGGATGACATGCGCAAACTGGGCCTTGTAAGCCCTGACACTGGCGATTCAGTGAGTCTCACCTTCGCCGAGCTCGTGAGCGTCAAACGCGGTGCGACATCCGTGGCTATAGAGGGCGGCCTGCCAGCCTTCACGTGACGGGCCACACCCTTGATATTATTCGGCGTTATGAGACAAAGGGCACCACTGAAATGAAGTCGCCGAACACTCGGCGCGCATCAAGGAGACCATCGTGGGCATCATTCTGTTGATCGTCGTCCTGTGGCTGATTTTCGGGTTTCCCGGCTTTGGCATCGGCCAGCGAATACATCCAAATTACGGGTACGGCTATTACGGGGGTGGACTGGGCACGATCCTTGTGATCCTGCTGGTGCTGTGGTTGCTCGGGGTGTTTCGATGAACACCGCCTGTCTCATCATCGCCTTGATCTTCGCGATCCTGGTGTTTCTGAACGTGTCCTCGCCGCGCTTCAACCTGGTGGGCGCCTGCCTCTTTTTCTTCATTCTGGCCTTTCTGCTCGTCGGCGTGAACGTCGAGAATTGGCACCTGCCGCACTTTACTCGCTAATGGTTCCTCCGACGGATGAGACAGCACGTTTTAGGGAGATAAGGACAGCCATCGCCGCACTGTTTCTGGTGTTGTGGTTGGGCGGTTCCTACACAGATGCTGCGTCGCCGTCTGTACCGTCAACCGGCTTAGAAATAAGTCTGCGGGAATATGTCGATGTTCGCTTCGCCGCGCAGGATGCCGCGGTCAAGGCGGCGCTGGAGGCCGCTGACCGCGCGGTCGAGAAGTCAGAGCTGGCGTCAGACAAGCGCTTTGAATCAGTCAACGAATTCCGCCGCACGCTGGCCGATCAAGAGCACACCTTCATGCCGCGCTCGGAATACGAGCAGGCGCACAAGGGGCTTGAAGAAAAGTTATCCGCCTTAGAGATTCGAATGAATAGTGTCGAGGAGCGCAGCACCGTTATGAAGGAAGGTTGGGGATACCTCGTCGGCATTACCGGACTCGTGATCGCTATTGTCAGTGTCGCAGTCGCTGCGTATCGTAGGCGTAAGGTCACCAATGAGGCTTAATCAGTGAGCTGGAAAGACGGCGGTCAACCTTATTTGCCGACGCTTGCCGCGGCGGAGGACCGCTTCGCCATTCCGCGCGATCTGCTCGCGCGCATCGCCTATCAGGAGTCGCACTGGCGCGCCGCTGTCATCGATAGCGAGGAAGAATCCTCGGCTGGCTGCGTCGGGCTTATGCAGCTCAACCCAAAGTTTTTCCATGGCGCTGGCGTGCTCTGGCAGGCCGATGTGCTCACGGCTGGCGCGGAGCTTGAGCGCCTGCATAGCCACTTCAACGATTGGCAGCTCGCATTGGCCGCGTACAACTGGGGCCAGCGCGGCGTGGATCGTGTGGAGAGGCTCGACGCGCATCTGGCTGCGGGTAAGCTGTTCTCGGATCTTCCCTTAGAGACCCGAAATTACGTGACCGAAGTCTTTGCGGATGTACCGGAGCCAGGGGCTATCTTGCCGCGGAGCGAGGAGCGTACAATCGCGCCCGCAATGTTCAATCCATGCGAACACCACCTGTCCAGGATCGAATCGAAACTGGACCTTATTCTCAGGAGACTAGAAATCATGTCCACCACCGTAGACGCAGCGCTGTCCGAAATCACTGCCGATGTGACGGCGGAGACCACCGTCAATCAAAGCGTGATCGCCCTGATCCAAGGTATTCCCGCCCTCATTGCCGCGGCGGTTGCCGCCGCAACTGCAGCGGGGGCAACCCCGGCGCAACTGGCCGCTTTCGATGCGCTCAGCGCGACCATGACTGCGAATGCCGCAGCGCTGGCCGCAGCCGTCACCGCGAGCACCGCAAGCGCGACTCCCGCACAGGTAGCCGCAGGCCAGGGCCCGACGCCGGCTGTCGCGGCAGCCGCGAAGGCCGCCACAACGCCGACACGGAACCTGGGGCCGTAACAAAGGCATGGGGCGCGCATGCACTGATCTTGTCTGACGAGGTAGGCCGATATGGGTAATCGCGCGCCCCTTCCTTACCTGACCGCCTACCTTCAAAGCGCCGTTGCCATCATATTTTTGTTCGGTTACTTCGGCTTCCTGGCGATCTTGTTTCTGGGCAACGTCAAGATACAGGCGGAATTGCTGGAGCTCGGCAAGACCTTGGCGGTGGGCCTGTCCGGGGCGCTTGGCCTGCTGTTCGCCTTTCTCTACCTGCGCTCGCGCGAGCAGGGAACGCCTGATCCGAACACGACGACGACGAGTACCCAGACTACAACGACGCCAACTCCCTCCCCTTTGTCCCCCGCACCACCGGAGCCTCCCAGATGAACTTTCAACTCCAGCCCCTTGAGACCCTTGCCGCTACCGGCATCACCGGCCTACTGATCTCGATCGGCGCCAAAGGCAACGCAGCAACGCTGGTCAAGCGCGCGAACGCCTATCTCGCGGTCGCTGCCGCCGTCGGCGCGGCCCAGACCGGCGACGTCAATAGCCTCATCGCCACGCTCACGACCGTGATCAGCACGTCGAATCTGGACCCCGCTGAAGGTCTCGCATTGACCGGATTACTGACGGCCATCGTCAATCAGTTGGCCATGGGCAAGGCTGTGGCCGGGACC